CGTGTCATGGATACACCTACCAAACGTGGGTATTTTTGATACACGTTTTTGTGTCACAAAATTACCACTTTTTAAAAAGCGCTGTACACACTAGTTTACGAGTGTCTTGTGTTTGCATGTCTACCGTTAGCCGGCAAAATGTATTTTCCAAATAGTTTCCAAACGGCTCCGTGAACGCCGATACACGAAAACAGGTATTTTGACCCTCGCGATTAGCTAACATTTTGTTTGCATATAGACTAGCAACCCATCCAATTGATTTTACAAATAGTTTCCAAACGGGTCCGTGAACGCCGATACACGAAAACAGGTAATTCGACCCTCGCGATTAGCCAAGCTTTTGTTTACCATATAGACTAGCAACCCATCCAATTCATTTTACAAAAAGTTTCCAAACGGGTCCGTGAACGCCGATACACGAAAACAGGTATTTCGACCCTCGCGATTAGTCACGTTTTTGTTAATACCAAGATAAAAAAGATAGCAAATAGGAATAAAAATGGGCATGGATGCGTATATTTACGTCAACGGTGAATCTTTTGATGCCTATAAAGGAAGATACACATACTACTGGTTGGAATCAAACGACCCTGGCGAGTCAAAGGGCGAGAAATTAAAGATAAGATATAAAGCTGAAGGCGGTTACGGACGAGTAAAATGCGGTATAAAAATAGGATTTAAGGATGGAACTACATTTTCAGAGTACATTTCTGGTTACAATCCTCATGAGGACAGATACGGAGCCAAGTTCACAATTCCGGCGTTGGATGAAGTTTTAATTGTCATGGTTTTCATAGATAGCAACTATGGATATGTAGATGATTTTGATGGACAGTTTAAAAGGGAACTCGCATTGCACCAAGAGAGACTTCCAAAAGGATCTGATGACGACGAAGGATCTGATGACGAAGAAAACGAAATGGAATTCGCATTGCACGAAGAGACAATGGTTTGAATGATTTTTCGCTTTTTACATTATTAAGAAACAATGAACGCTATTATGGATGTCAACGGAGCGACAGTTTACGTCGTGGGAACGTATATTGTTTTGAATTTATACAGTGAAACATAAAAAAAATTATTGAATGAATTCAAAACAGTAGCTGCCAGCGAAAGATGTCACTCGTCCGGCTGTCGCGGGAAATTTCAACGTGTCACCCTTTTTCAATTGCAACGGAACGTGAGTCATCTGCGAATTGCTTTCCATCGTACTCATCAACACGTTGGCGCCGCCGTTCAACGAGTAATTCAACGTGTATTTGGCCGCCGCGGTCGTATCTCCTGTCGCTTGCCCCCAATTCACCCACACTATCCACCACCCGCTCAACGGACAAGTGAACGTATTGTTGGATACCAATCCATCGACGTCATCGATCGGCGTCAACGTCAACACGCCCGACGTGCCCGCTAACGAACACGAGCCGATACACACGTTCGTCGTCGACGCTTTCGCGCTCGTGTACACGACATTCGCCGCTGCGGGTTGGCTGTCGTTGACTGTGATTTTTGTATTGCCTATTTTGGCGTCCATTAATGTCATTATTGTTGACATTTTTATATTTATTATTTTTTTTAGAAAGCGGAAATTTCATTATCGATACTTTTGTCGACCAATCTACGAAATGACCAATGATAAATTCGAGAGTACGTCGGGTACATGGTTAAATTGTAATAGACAGCAGGCTCCCATAATTTGATAACGTCGCCTTTTCTCAAACTGAGAAACACACCCATATCCTGGTATTGACTATAGTAAGTCGATCCCAACGGTTTTTGAGCGCCGGTGTTGATGCTGTACGAAAACGGCACGGGTTGACCGTAAGGGCTGGCGTACAAGTGCGTCACGTTAAAATGATACAATCCGTCGCTGGGCGCCGGCGGAGTCTGACCGCTCGTCACGCCTTTGTACACTAGATTCCATTGACCGGTAGCCAATTGTCCTGCTCCCGTGCCCGACATCACACCGCCGCCTGCAGCCGTCGGCATCATTTTCGAACTCGGCCACAATGTCGTTTCGTTTTGAACAGACGGATCGATTTTAAAAACAGTTTTACCGATCAAGTTGTCGACCAAAAAATCTGTCATCTTTTATATTTGAATGACGAGGAAATCTACATTGGGCAACCCCGTGGTGAATTTCAACGTGTCACCCGTTTTGACGGCGGGAATGACCATGTGAGCGCAAGCGTACGCTGCAGCGGTAGCGCGAAAAATGGTCAATTGCACCGTGGCCGCGTTGTTCAACGAGTAATTGACGCCCGTGTTCACCGCCCAATTGGCTCTGACGCCGATCAGCACCGCTCCTGTGAAAGGCAACGTCAACACCGTCGCCGTGTTGTACGGTGTGATGACCGACAAGGTGGAACCGTTCGAAACGATCTTGTTTTGCCACAAGAATCTCGACGTTTTCAGACTGGACCACAATACCGTATCGCTGGCCGGCTTCGCGTCGTCCAAGACGTACGCCGTTTTACCAAGGATATCCATTATGCCGTTCATTTATTGCTCAACGTAAATGTGTGAAATAAAAATATGAACGATTTTATCATGGATACCACTGTCGGAGCCACCGAGTTCACGATCGATACTTTTAAAAATAATTCCGTCATTTTCTCCAGTTCGAGTATCGTTGCCGCTCGTCAACCATCGCAAACTCCGCTCATGGGTAAAGGCGGCACTATTAACGCGAGTGCCAGATTCAGCCTCGTCGCCACGGCAACGAGTGTCGCCGTTCCCAGTGACGGACTCTATCACATCACGGCACTCATGTACAGTGGGACGGCGTTCGGACAACCGAAACAGGTCATCGTCTACGTCAACACGACACCGTACGTTGTAGGTTGCGCTTACTACCAGTGGGACAGCACGCATTCGCTGTTTATCGAACTGAAAAAAGGCGACACGGTCGGATTCGGTACACCGCTTACTCAGGCAGGATACACTATGGTTCCCACCTATTTTAAATTGAACGAATGGATCGTCCGTAAAGTGGCGCCGCTCACCGGATATGTTTGAAATAAAATGTCTAAAATTATTATGCTGTCTTTGAGCGGTAAAGTTAAAAATTACGAAATCGACGACACGAAACCGCCTTCGTCGACCGTGCTGTGGACCAGCGCTAAATCGACGAAAATCATCCGCTACTTTCAAACGTTTACGCTCGTCGATAAAGTCGTCGGCGTGACAATCAGTGTACCTTTCACGGGCACTCTGTTTATCGTCGTTCGTAACATTATCGGTACGGGTAACGCGTTCTACAGTTTGAACGGCGCCGCCAAAGTCATGATCGGCACGTGTTATTACAACAAGATTCTGAACCATTTTATGAGCGTCACGACGGGAAACCGATTAACGTTCACCGCGTCCAACGAAGCAACCTTTGACCTTTTAGAATTATAAATGAACGCCATCATGCTATCTTCGAGCGGAGCCGTTAAAGCGTACACGGTCGACGACTCGGCGCCCGCTTCCGACACGGTTCTCTGGACGAGCGTCAAGTGGCAAGAAATGAAAGCCGCGCGTTATTTTTTCGAATCCGTCATTTTGAATAACACTCTTCAAAAAATCAACAATACCAAATTGACTTTGCCCGTCACGGGAATGATTATCGTTTCCATTCGTTCTTTACCGGCGAGTGGCTCGGCTAGTTATAAACTCAACGGTGCCGCAACGTGGACCGTCATGTACACGACGTATGGTGCGAGTCAAGCGTACGTTTGGCTTGACGTCAAAAGCGGCGACACGATCGAATTCCAAGTTACCGCGCCGACAGTTGCCAAAACTATTTTTATTTGCGAAATATAAAATGTCGGATTTCATAATGGACGATAAGCGAGGTAAGACGCAGTACACCATCGGTAACTCTAAAGGCGAAACTGTAGTGTTTCCCAGTTCGTCTATCGTCGCGATACCGCCTTCGGAACGATTTAGCGGTGGTGCTAGCGGTCTGGCGGCCAATAACATTTTCAATATCACCGGCGCCAGTGCCGCTCAAACGCAAACCATCAATACCGACGGTCTCTATCACATCATGGTCAATATGTCGGGACCAAACCAGTACGGTCAACCCAAGTACGTTTACATTTACGTTGGAACTACTGCTCATACTGTTGGTGGCGCTTATTTTTCCGGCAATAGCACTCATTCGTTTTTTATCGAACTGAAAAAAGGTGATCTCGTTAAATTTGGCACGCCAAGTACGTTCTATAATTACACCATGTGGCCGACGTATATTCAGTTGATTCGGTGGTTGATCCGTCGAGTGGCGCCAACCGGTGGTGTTTAATAAAAAATATGGACGATTTCATTATGGACGATAAGCTAGGTAAGACGCAATACACGATCGGAAACGTGAAAAATGAAACCGTAGTGTTTCCCAGTTCGTCTATCGTCGCGATACCGCCTTCGGAACGATTTAACGGCGGTGCGGTCGGGACTCTAACCAATCAGATTTTCAATATTACCGGCGCCAGTGCCGCTCAAACGCAAACCATCAACACCGACGGTCTCTATCACATTATGGTGAACATGGATGGTCCGGCAGGATTCGGTACTCCAAAACGCGTCGCGGTTTACGTCGGTGCCACGTTGTACTACGTCGGTGGTGCTTACAATTCCAAAGACAGCACTCATTCGTTGTTTGTCGAACTGATGAAAGGCGATGTCGTCAAGTTCGGGACGCCTCAAACTGCCACACCGGGTAACGGATACAGTTACACTATGGTCCCGACTTATATTCAGTTGAGTTCGTGGTGTATCCGGAGAGTAGCGCCACTAGGTGGTATGTAGAATAAATGAGTCGAATCACGGTCATGGATTCCCTTACGGGCAGCACGACTCAAATGGTTATCGACGATACAGCTCCCCCGTCTACTAACGTCTTGTACACGTCCATGAAAAATCCGCCCATGGCTACCGCGGGAAAAATAGGGGCTATAGTCGGCGGTGTGTTGGCGTTGACGCCGTACGCGAATCATCGATGGGTGGCGGCCAACACGTTCACCGTTCCCGTCAGCGGCACGTGGATGTTGTGGATCAACACGGGTGTCAATTTGACGTTGAACCACACGGCGACTATTAATTATAAAATCAACACCCAACCCAACGTGGTTTTCCAGAGTTACTCGAGCAACGCCGAAACGTCCAACGTTCCCGTTGCTCTAGTGGCCGGTGATAAAGTCACGTTTCCCGCGACGGCCACGTCTATTCTCCCCGCGTCGACGTACTGTTTCGAATTTCTCTTTTGATAACACAGCCACCACATGGCTTTCCGACGGTACGGACACTTGTCGCAATCGTCACGTCGCGTGTACACTCGCCATTTAATTTTTATAGAGGCAGAGCAATATTGGCGCGACGCAACAATCGTCTCGCATCGTCCAACGCCCGTTCTCGTTCCTCTTCGTTGGCCTTGCACGCCCACCCGTAATTGGGATTGCGATTCATTTTCGAGTAGGCGTACAACAATCGCCAAGCCGCGCTCAGAACGTCGTTTCCGGCTTCGTCCAATTCCATCCACCACTGGTCACACAAAGCGTGGCGAGCGTAGTCGTTCAATTCACTCTGACGTTTGAGGGGTATTCTGAAATTGACGGTTCGCGTTTGCGGTTCTCTGGCGTACACACCGCTGTTTGGTCTATACACTGGTAATGGTCTTTTACGACGGCAGTTCATTTATTTTTGTTTTCACCATTACATTATCTTGTTTTCTTTAGAAAAAAAAACGATGAAGTTTCCCAGCTTCAACGATCAAGTCGTCACGGCTTACGAGCATGATGCGTGTCTCGAACTTTCGCACGGCTACATTTTTGTTTCTGGAGCAGCAGAGAAATTATCGACGCTAGGCATGATTGTGAAAAAACGTAAAATTATTAATTTCGATCAATTTAAATTAGTTTTCAATGATCCCGATGTTCGTCACGTGTTCGTTTACGATTTAAATGATGTGAAAATTGGCTACATTTTTTTGAAAGGCGACTTGTTGCGCGTGTATGAGAGATAATTACATAAAATAAATTCCATATATATACATAGTGGTTGTAAAGAGAGATATAGAATTTTCTAAATTTCTTGAATTGTCATGACGCCGTTGGCGTCGACACTGCAATCGGCCGTGGCGATCAGCGTGAAAACCAAATCCTGTTGCGGTGTGCGTTGCATCGGCACGATTTCCGCTCCGTTGCACATGAACAACGTGTCCATTTTGAAAGAGAATTGCGACAGCGTGTTGACGGCCGTTGACGTGTCGACTCGTTTGTTCATCAATACCGTCAGAAACCCCGTCGTCGTGGCCGCCGGTGATTGAGCGAAAAAACGAAAAGTTACCAAATAATTGGCGTCTCGTCGCGGCCGGAAAAATCCGTCACCGTTCCACTGACTCGTCAAATCCGTTTGCACCGTCACCTTCAACGGTGTCGGTACCCGAGCCATCACCATCGGTATAGCTTCTAAACGTAATTGCACGTGCGATCGTTGCGAGCGCAACGACGTCCACACGACTTTGTCGCTAGCCGGTGCCAAATCGTCGATCGTCACGTTCCAATCGGTCAGCGACCCGTCGGGCAACAACCCGGCGATCGTCGGTTTCGTTCGACCGTCTTTGGCTGGCGGCAATTTTTTGGCGTAATCGTTGTCGATTTTCATCGACGTGTACATGTTTTTCGACGACGCCGGTTTCGAATCGTCGATCGTCACACCCGTGTCCACCAATGTCGTGCCGTTGTTGGCCGTCGTCGTCAAATTGCCATCCATCACCGGATCGCTGACGATGACGAGATCGCGCGTGAATTCGTCCACGATTTTCAACGTCTTGTCCGACGACCAAGCCGATTTCGCATCAATCACTGCATCGTTGATGACCACTTTAGATCGATCGATACGATCAGCTGACCATAAATTTCGCGTCGTCGTTTTCGTGTCATCGACCGCGTACCCGCTATCGGTCAACGCGCCCGACGTGCTCGACACGAGTAAATTTCCCGGCACCACCGTTCCCGGTGCGACTCCACCGCCACCTGGCGAAGGGGCTGGTGCTGGTTGACGAGATTGCAAACGATTTTGTTCGAGAATGAAAAATGTAGCAAAAATGATGGCAAACATATACGTCACGGTTGTAAACATTTATTTCAATAAAATAAGATGGCTACATCAATCGTCATGGTAAAATTGTGCCAAGATGCCTATGGAAACGCCAGCAACAGCGTCGTGCAGATTGACGACTACGTTTTCAGCGTTGAATCTTACCGTCACGAAAACACTTTTGTCAACGTCTACGAAAATGCCAATTTCGTCGTCTTGTGTTTTCGCGGCATGGACGATCGTCGCGATTTACACAGCAGTCTCCAATCGACCACGCAAGACTTTCACCATTTCGGTAAAGTACACCAGGGATTCGTGAAAGAATTCAATCACGTCTACTCTCTAGTCAACGCCGAATCGATCGTCAAACCTCTCTTTGTCACCGGCCATTCCATGGGCGGAGCTATGGCTCTCTTGTGCGCCGCCTTGAATTTTAAACGGACCAATTTCGTCGCTTGTTTCACTTTCGGCATGCCCAAATGCGTCATGACGAAATTCATCGTCGAAACCTTGCCTATGGTTCACGTTCGATGGGTGTGCCCTCGTGATGCAGTCTGTCGTCTGCCTTTGCGCTACGTGCACCACGGTCTGGCTCGGATCGCACCCGTTCGTTCCAACCTCTTTCTTCCTCACAAGTATCATTCCATTAAAAATTACATTAAATCCATTAGTAAACTTCCGAATTTGATTCAGTTATCTTGGGAAAACGAATTGGAGAAAATCAAACAAGGATCTTTTAATCAAGCTTTTCATCATGGATGATTTTTTAGCTGAAATTCGTCGCAGCGTCGACGCCACCGCCGAACTCTCCAATTATTACACGTTGACTTTTCAAAGACGTATTTCCCCGAAAGAAAAGGATGAGATCGTCGCTATCGCTTCAAACCACTTGATTGACGCCCATCTGAATGACGGGGATGACGACACGTTTTTTCTAAATTATAATGCCTGTATTGGGTGCGGTGCCATGTTGGGCGCGTGCAACCCACGCCAATTTTGTAAAAAATTCTATTGTCCTAAATTCCCCGGATAAATACACACACACACACACACGCAAAATTCTCAATCTCGTCAAAACAAGCCTTTTGGGGTTTGAGAATTAATATTTTATAATCTATTGCAATTTTCATTTGTGTATTTCTTTCAAATGCGCACACGCATAGCATTTGAAAAAAAAAATCATCTCTCAGCGGCTATTTTTTTCCCGACGCCCACACCTTTACGCAAACAATCGGCTCGCGTACCCATGATGTTGTATCCCTCTGGCAATCGTCTCGCGTTACCGCAATATACCCGGTACCTATCGATCGGTTCGTAACGTTCCGGAACGATAGGCAAATTCAAACCGACACCGACACCCTTGCGAAAACAATCGTATCTACTACCCAACCGTTTATTTTCCAATTCATAAGCATTATTGCCACAATACGTTTCTCTCCTACCACGGTTCATATTTATCTTCTGATGCTGCGTCGTCGTCGAGACGGATGGCTGATGACGACTCGGGTACGACTTTTGCTGCAGTGCGATCGACGAATCGTTCGACGTTTGGTGGCGCGTTTTCTGGTTTTTTTCGCCGTCGTCGCTGGAGCTGCTGGACACACGCATCGTTTCACTCGTTTGCGACTCGCTAGTTTAGTCATTTATTCTTATTCGATTTATTTCGCAAATAAAACCCGATATCGCAAATCTTGCCTCCGCCGTACAAACGCGTGGGATCGTAGCCGTTTTGATTGTAGCACGTCTGATACAAACGCTGATGATTGTCGCGCACCGTTCCGTCCGGCTGGATGCGAATGTCTTCCGTCAATTTCAACGTGCGTCGCATATTGTATCCCGTCGCCGCCGTGCTCAACGACGTGTCGCACACTCCCTTGCGACCGCTGATGCTGTGATACAGAAACTCGACCGGCGACAAACCTTTACCGAACGAACTCTCGATGAATCCCTTGCTAATGTACTCGTCGTGCACCGTCAATTTACGATCCAACGGGAAATGCGGCAACGTTCGCCGTCCGTTGTTCATCGTGCCGTGAACGCGTTCGTTGTTGACCGTCTGTTGACCGAGCAGACCCGTGATTTGAGCGATATTAAAATAGTCACCTTTGCTACCCGATTCGACCGTCGTCAGAAAATTATTCGTCGGTCTCAGATTTTCTTTGGCGATTTTCATACCGATATCTTTGGCCTTGCTCAGACAGTCGATGATTTTCTTTTCGCGCACGGCCGGGTGCCGGTACGTGTGGTGACACATTTCCGCTTCGCGTAAACACTTGTCGATGATGGCCGTCGAATCGCCCGACGAGCGCAAACAGTCTTCGGCGTTGACGCTGAAACCGTAGTACGACAACCACTGGTTGCACACGTACTGAATATTGTTGATGAACTTGACGCACTCGTCGCGGCCGTACGTGAAATTCAACACCTTAATCAGACTGCAATTCGTCGAACCCAAATAACGTTTAGTCAAGACACCGCTCACGAGATGGCCATCGCGAATCGTTAAATCGTCGGTCGTGTACGTCAACGTCGACGGCAACACGGCGTCCACGATATCGATAAACGTGTAGCGCTTCTTGATCGGAATGACGATGTCGTGAGCGTACATCATAATCTGGAAAAAACGATCGCGAGCCAACGGTCGATCGCGATTCTTGGTGATCAAATACGCCGCCGACAACGTGTCTTGCACGATGCACATGTTGGGCTTGCTCGCCTGGCTGCTAATCAGACATTGCGACGGTCGACTCAACAATTCCAATTCGACGCGCGCCTCCAGACTCTGCGGCACGTGAATGTTCATCTCGTCGCCGTCGAAATCGCAATTGAACGGCTTGCTAATGGCCAGATTGATTTTCAACGTTTTTATGTTCAATATTTTACATTTCATAGCCATCATGCTCGCCTTGTGCAACGTCGGTTGCCGGTTCAACATGACATAGTCGCCGTCGCGCAACTGTCGATGGACCACGTCGCCGATTTCCACCGGCGTTTCGTAACTCTTTTCCAACGGTGTCAGCACACCGTCCACCAACTTTTGAGAACCGTCCGGGTAGTCGACGCGCGTGTCCATCACGGCGTGTTTCTTTCCGTCGGGCGTCACCACCACGTCGCCGTGTTTGATGATGTGGTAGCGTCGCGTCACGTTGACTTTACGACCGTCCGGTTTGACCAGATAATTGACGCGACCGCTATCCATCCACGTTTTGACCAGTTCCAAATTGCGATCGAAAACGCGTTCGGGAATCGTCAATATTTGCGCCATGATTTGCGGCACGACCAACGTGTCCATATCGATAAACGGATCCGGACCGATGACCGTCCGCGCCGACTGATTGACGCGTTTACCCAACAAATTGTTGCGAATGTAGCCGTCTTTGCCGCCGATGCGCTCCTTGATGCCTTTGATCGGTCGACCCGTCGTCGCGTGCTTCGCCTTTTTGCTCGTATTGTTAAAGTACGTCGACACGCGAAACATGAGATTGTTGTAGTACTTTTCACCGCCCGCCGTCAACACCATGGCGTTGTTTTTGATGATTTCCATTTGCTGGAACGTCAAATCGTCGTCGCAACACTGGCCCTCGTTGACGATCAACGGTCGACAACACGTCGGGATGACGGGGAAACGGGTCATGATGAACGATTTCGGGTGCACCAGCGTCGGATCGAAACCCATCAGCCGCACCTCGTCGTCGCTAATGTTTTCGAAACGAACCAGACACTCTTGCGGATCGATGACGGTTTTACTGCCGTTCGAAGCGTCGTGAAAACTGTGGATGACATTGTGCGAATCGATCGTCGAAATCTTGTAGTCGGGTTGCGTTCGTTGACAGTGCACGCAAATAACCAGTCGTTTAAAGTACTCGATCAAAGCGGCGAAACGACGTTTACCGCTAAAGGCCATGAGTCCTCGCAGTTCCATGTGCTCGCGATTCAAAATGAAACGGTGGCACGTGTAACAGAAACACTTGAGCAACAGAACCACGTGTTGAATGTAAATCGGGTTGATGATGGGCCGATTTAATTCAATGTAGCCCATGTGACCGCAACAACGAGTCACGTCCAGTCCGCATTGAACGCACGCGCCTCGCGTCGGTCCCATTCGCGGATCGTAAATGGTTCCCGTTCCGTCTTCGGCGCAAATCTTGTTGTTGGTCACGTTGACGACGGCCATATCTTTGATTTCTTTACTCGACAAAATGCCGAAATGAATCTTGTCAATCTCGTAAATGCCATGGTGGTTGTCTTCCATGATTATTACCCTTAGAGAGAGAGAAACAATACACACACAATCAATTTACTACACAACTATATTTTTGAAATCACACTATATATTTACACAATTTCAAAAACTTTTTTATTCTCGAATAATTTCTTCCACCACGTTAGCTGCACTACCGTCTTTGAACGCGTAGTACACTCCCTTCTCGTTGATGTCGGCGTAGTGATTGGCGAACGTTTGCAGCGACAACGTTTCGTGACTGTAGTAGATTTTCCAGTGCTTGTTGACGATGCCGAAAAGTTCTTCCATCGTCACGCGCGGCTGACTGACGCGCACAAACAGTTCTTGGCACGTCGCCAAGATTTTGTTGCTGCTAATCTGATACTCTAGACTAGCCTTGTTGACCTTGTCGGGAATGCGGTAGACGACGCCTCGCTCTTCGTCTTCCATTTTGATTTTGTAGAGGCGCAACAAGTAGTGAGCCAACGTGCGCGCCATGACGGGAAAACGACGTTCCACGTTGACGTCGATCGGGAAATGTTTCAAACGCATTTGTTCGGCTCGATCTTCCGGCGCCGACGCGCTGAATCGCGATTCAAAAGGAATGACGCGCACGCGCAACCATGTCGCCTTATCTCCGCCCACAATCATCGGTAATTCATTGCAAATGACCATCAGTTTGCACATGGGCGTGAATTCGATGGGTTGACCGTAGACGGGACGGGCGTAAATGCTGTCGTTGCCAGTCAGATTCTTGAAAATACCCGATTGAATGGCGTCCGTCTCTTCCGGTTCTTCCACCACCGCCCATCGCACGCCTCCCGCCAACATGGCCAATTCGGGTGTGGCCGTGCCCACTTTGCCTCGTTTCGACGTCAGCACGCTGATGGGCAACTTGCACGCCAACACGCCAAACATTTTCTCAAACAACAATTGCGTCTTGCTCTTGCCGTTGTTGCCCTTGCCCGTCCAAAAGAGGCAAATCTTTTCCGGGTTGCCGCCCGTAAAGACGCCGCACAGACAGCGGAAAAAGTACTCGCGCACCTCCGGATCGGGTAGAATCATTTCGAAATACTGGTGCAAATCGTTCAAGTCGCGCTGCGACGGCTCCGACACGTAGTCGATGGCCAACGATTTACTGATGAGATCTCGAGGCATGCCTTCGCGAAACACGTGACGCTCCGTGTCGTAGACGCCGTTCTTGAAAGCCACCAAATTGGCGTTCATGTTCATCAATTGAGGCAAGTCTTCCGAATAGAAATAGAATGAACACAATTGCCTAATAATATTGTTTTGACTGCTCGACGTTTCCAGTTTACGAATCAAACTGCCCACCGCCTTCTTGTCGTTAATGTCGTCGTACGACGACAAACGGTTCTTGTACCAGTCGCTCATGCGAACCATCATCGGTGTAAAGTAGAGTTGTTCGTCGTTGATTTTACGCCAATAGTGCTTGTCGAAAATGTACCACCACTTGTTTTGAGAGCAGTACATGAAATTGTCGGGATTCCATTCGTAGAAATCGGCAGCGATGCGGTACTCGGTCGTCGGCACCGTCGACACGCGTTCCGCTTTCCACTCGTCGAGCACGCGTTCCGTCTCCTTGGCGTCGTCTTTGCGCGCCAGAAAAATGAGCGTGCCCAGAGTTTTGCGACGTTTTTGCAGTTTCAAGTTGCGCCAAAATGTTAGGCAACCCACTTCGTCGTACTTGCTCGTCGACGATTCGCTGAAACGCAGAAATATCGGCAATCCTTTGCCTCGCGTTTCGTTGTAAATAATGATGCCGATTTCCATCCACGTGTGATAGTCGTCGGCTCGATCCTTCTTGATGACGCCCAACAAAGCTTCCAGCAATCGTGTCTGATCTTCACCGCCGCTATTATTAGCGTCATCGTCGTCATCGTCGCAAAATTCCGTCAACGGAATACTGCTGCTGCTGCGTGCACTCAACGCCGCCGCCGCAGCTTCGGCCGTCAATTGTCGCGTCGGTCGTCCGTGATTGTTGATGCTCAGCCACTCGACCAGTGACGAGAAATCATCGATGCTGGGCATCATTTCGAAATCGTGACCGCGATCGTCGTATTCCAAGCAATCTGTTTCTCCATGGTCGCTGAAAATTTCCGTCACCATGTACGCTTCCGATTCCAGTGTTTTAGAGCTGCCGTAGACGAGCCAAAATTTACCCGTCGGATCGTCCAAATCCCAATCGGGAAACGTGTTGAGCGCCCTGTGGACGGCGCCGAAATCACGAGTCGTCAAAAAACATTTCGGGAAATGTAAATGAAATCCGTGCTTGTGGAAACCTTTTTCGACGCGAGCCTTCTTTTCCAGCAACACGCACGTCGCGTCCGCGTTGCGAACCATTTTTTTCAGCACGCCGCGACAGTGTTCGACAAACGTCAACACCTGATCGCGCGTGTACAACGGTTCGTCGTCGGCAGCGCCGCCGCCGATGGCTCGTTTCAAATCAACGTCGACCAGGATGGGCACTGTCGTTCCCGGTTTCTCGGCCAGACACCATTGTCGTTGACGAAGACAATAGTCGGCGTGAAAGGCTGCCTTGTTCTCCAGTGGCAAGTACCAGCATCCTCGTTGGCCGTCCAAGACGACGTGCGTGTAGAAATCTTTTCGTCTTTGAAAATACGCTTCCATCATTGGTCGAGCAAAAAGGCTGCGTAGAAAAAAAATTATCAATTATAAAATACACACCAAACAATGCTCAGATTCATACAGCAAGTGTGCAGCGCTAAGTAGGCACCGCTTCTTTCTAAAGAGCGACACTCGTCTTTAATAAATGATCGGAATACATAACGCAATAATTGGCTACCGTCCCGCCGGTCTAGGAACCGTCGGTGATTCGTGGTCAATGGGCGGTAATCCGACAATTCAAAAACAACCCAAACAAAGTTTGGAATTGCCGAGAAAGACGCGCGTCGGACAAGACAACGAAATTCTCGACGATATGGGCAACGCTTACGATCGCATCAAAGAAGCCATTTTACCTTACGCTCGCGGTGTCGATCCAATGGTCTCCGTCATGATGCAAAACACCAACGGTGGCCAGCAGGCGTCATTGCCCTATAAATTGGGCGTCTTCAGGCCTCCCGTTCAACGTCAAGAAGATTTAATGCCGTTGAGTCGTCTGCCTCGACAGAGTACCAGCGTCACGCAGTGGACGTCGAACAATCAAGATCCTTTGTACGCCGAGAGAAACGAGCGCGTCGTCGTCGAACACCGTCCCGACTTGCCAGTCATAGAGGGAAGAATATTCGCTTCGGCTCGACCGCACGGTGTTCACGAACCCGATCGACCCGCCCCTCACGGTCTCGCCCACGAAACGCGATTCTACGAAAAACTCGAACCCGACATCGAGCGACAAATGACACCAGCGCCTCTACCGGAAATTAGTAATTTAGGTCAACCGTTGTACGCTGGCGCCGAGACGGGAGCCACGCGAAAACTCTTGTTGCCTTTCGGCCAATCGCACGACGAGAGCTTGACATCAAAAACTCGAGCCGGGAGCGTCGATCCCAATCGCGCCTACTTGCCGCACGTGCGCGTGGAAAACGGCAGAGAGCCCGGCAACGCCGTGCGCAGCGAATTACAATTACGTGACGTCACACCGTATCATCAATCTCAGTACACGAGTCGACCGCAAGTGGCTGCAGCTTCCCTGCAACACACGCCCATTCAAATCGAGTACACGACGCGTCCCGTGACTCAACGTGCTAGTGACACCACCAATACCAACGTTTATTTCAGAGGTAGGGAAACGCATCGCATCGCCGCGGCGGCCAGCGACGGACGAATTGGGTTCGCTTACGCCGAACGGCTTTTGCCGACGGTCCGCGACCGCGTCGTCAGTCGTCAATCGTTCACCGTTCGCTAATTTTTTAAAAGAGTTATAGACACTTTTAAAAATTCACATGTATAAAATCCCGTGTTTAGCGTAAGGTTTGCTAATTTGCGTTTGTATCTGTAGCTTAGATCAATGGCATGTTTTGTTTTCAATTACACGTCATGGCGATAGTAGTCATAAATGTTATCGTTTTTTTTTGCTTATCAAACATTGGTCCAAAAAAAAGAAATAGAGTGTACCCAAATTTAACATCATCAAAAGAGAACATTATTTTGTTGGTTTTTTTTTTGGTTTTTTCTGTGCCCTATAAATTGTTGTATCAACGGAAATGAGATGGATTCAACACAACCAAACCCTTTGTAAAGTCGCGCACCGCTCAGACTCGACAGTGCAGTGGTAACTGCGCGTCCGGCCGTGCTTGACTTTCAAGTTTTTTGACCTCGTCGATGACGTACGTAATCAATTTGCTCTCGGTAAAATTTTGCTCGGCTGACCGAATTTGACTTCTCGTCGTCGCTCTAGACATCTTCCACCAAATCCCTTTCAACCACCTCTAGAAATGAAAGTCATTGTCAAGAACAAGAAGAGCAGCGTGTGCTGTCAGCGACCCGTCAAACTCGTGGCTAGTTTCGATACCCAGCATGTCCACTGTTTACACCAGGGACTGGCGATGCAACATCACGAAGACAATCGCGTTCTCGTCGACTTGTGCGTGCGCGCCGCCAAAAAACGTCTCGTCACCTTTTTAGAGTACCTCTTGCCGAAAACGTTGTTGACCGATCTCGAGATTTGCTATCTCGTCCATTTGTCTCGCAAGTCGCGACCGTGCGTCGAGTACCTGAATTCGTCTCTCTTGGGTCAGCATCCCATGATGACGTACACGTGTGTCGACACGTACGACACGTGCGTCTATCTAGCTAAAATGCACGGCTGGGATGCTCGCGTCGCCGACTGGTTGGTGCGTCGCATGCGATTCGAAATGCTGGCTCGGCTCGTCGCCGAACACGACTATCCGCTCATCGAAAACGTCGACACGTGCAAAACGATTTTGCGTTCGTGCACCGACGCTCGATCGCTCAACATCATCATGCGTCGCATGGTCATCCCGATTATCGATTATAGCGAATGTTCGGCTGCCGTCTATCACTGGCTCGGTCTACCCGACACGCAACAGCCACCGGACGTGTCGACGTGCTCCATCGATCGTTTGTCGCTCTGCTCCTTTGGCGATCCCATCGATTTTCTGTCCAACGTATTGGCTCGACCCGATTTCAATATGCGCATGATTAGGCACAATATCAGTTTGTCGTTTTTCATGTACTTTCTCGACGAGTTTGAAGCCAAAACGAGTCTCACTCTCATCGCTCACCAACACCGTCGCTACAACGCCATGATGTACTTTGGTCGTCGTTTCGGCTACGATCCTCGCATCAACGTTCACACGATGAAGAGTAAATTTCAAAAGAAAATTCTCAACAGCCGCAAATAAGTCTAAATACATGATAATATGGGATACTGTGTGTATTAGGTTCTTCAAATGGCAAATTGATTTTTCAAAAGGGGTTATTTTTCGAATAGATTGTGTTGCTTTTTTAATGTGCTGTATGCGGCCATTTGATTCTGTCAAAAAATTCCTTAAAACCAATGCAATCAAGTGGCCTCGTACAACACGTTGGAACAGCAACGCGCGAAAAAGGCGTGGCAGTGTCTTTGTCATTACTCGACCGTCTGATTTGTTGGTTATTCGTTATCAGTGTGTGAAGCTGGAACGTAACGAATCAGACGCTCGAGCGATGAGGATTCTGCCAGGCTTTTTTGTGCGTTGCTGTTTTAATGTGTTGTACGAGGCCACGTGATTGCATTGGTTTTAAGGAATTGTTTGGCAAATTTAAATGGCCGCGTCCATCACACTAAAAAATCATGGAGAATTTGAATTTATTGGTACCCCCAACTAGGGAGGCAATTGAACTCTTGGGGAGAAGAGTGTGGTCATTTCACGTTCAAGGTGTGACGTGTGGTTACAAAAGTAATAAGTAGTGGGTGTAGCAGGAAATAAAGGAGACAACAGTCTACGAAAGTATGTAAAGAACTAAATGTGGACTGTGTTGGTAATTCACTGGCATGGTTGATGACACGCAACTTTGTTGGTTGTTGTATAGTGGGTTTCACTCGGCGATAGATCGGGTGGTTATTTCTCCATTCCCCCAATGTTTCTAAGGGGTGGGTCATTTCACAACTTTGTTTGTGTACCTGATACAGAGAGTTGGGATTGAGATTCCAATGATTTCAGATCATTTGTTAATTTCGTAAAATGGCACTAGTTGTGTTCATGGGATCTACAGTTTAGTGGAGCTGTTTGCGACAGAGGGGGATATCGAATTCATTCAGATACGTGAGTGACTGTCTTTCGAATCTTTCGACCGAGAATTAGTTGATTTTTATTATCCAAGGCGGTGATTATCAACAGGAAAAGTTTTTCGGGTTCTTTGGCTACTAGACGTCGTCGTTGGACTTTTTGTTCTTTTTTTCCACACTCAGTGGTACGTCGATCCCGTTTCGGATTAAGTTTCGGATTGGTCTTTTCTTTCCTTTTTCCACCATGCGTAAGGTCGATGTTGATGCGGTCGTAAAGGAAATCGTGCGCGGGGAAATCGTCGTCGTGGATGATTGTATATGGCAGACTAGACTGCCGTTCTTTTCTGACCCGTAGAGGTTTTCTTTTGATACAGTTGGTTGTGACCCTTGATGGGCACTTTAGGCACCTGCAAAGGGTTATATTTGTCGATGCGTTTGTCCGTGCTCGTCATCACGGTGTTTGATATCTCCATAGATGGACCGAATGATTTCGTGACGTTGTTTCACGTGTCAATGGCTTACTGAGAGAAACACACAACTATGAGAGAGACAAATGGTATGAGAAACGCAACTCTTTCGGTTGCAGTAGCTGGAACGATAGTCGTTGTGACGAAAATAACGTATTCTGACAATGATTTGCGATTCATTTAATTGGAATTAAATGAATCACACTACACAAGGACGGTAAAAACAATAGTAGCCGCCAATGCAATAGTAGTACACATAATGTTGTCGATCTATAGTCTGTCGCCGAGGCTGTGACATTGACGTACCCATTTTTTATTCAGCTAAACAAAAGATTTCCAAAAAACAAAATATGGATATAGATATTCTAGGATGTTTGTATTACACTCTGGCTCTCCTTCTACTGTCGGCTGCCACACTCTTGTTCAGAGCTTTTATCTATCCAATTTTGTACTGGGTCTACGTGTGGTACAAGATCAAATGGTCGTCTCGTCTCTATAAATGGAAAAATCGTCCCTTCAACATGACCAAACATCGGTGCTCGTTTCTTCTCAACGAAGACGAGTACTCGCTGTGGCCCGAACGACACGTGTCGCGATCGCTTTTCGATCTCGTCGTCATCACAGACGGCACCAAAGATGTGTCTCAGCGCGTTCTCTCCAAAGCCGGACCGTACGCCAATTTTTACGGTCTTCGCGTCACGCCCTCCGATCTCGGTCTTCACGTTCTCTACATCAATCACCAACTGTTTGGCGCTCGCGAAACTATTCCACCGTTAACCGATTTTGTGTAGTCGACTCTGGACACTCCGACGCTGTAGCCAAAGTTTCGATAGTTGAAAAATAATCATTCAGTCGTTCGGCGAACGCGTGTCTCGTTTCGCTTCTCACGCTCGGCATCACGTACCACAAATTCTTGTAGTCGACGTACGACAAATACGCGGCTATTTGGCGCAACACTTCTTCCGGTAAGAGGTCTAGCATTTTTTTGTGGGGCACACACACACGTGTAGCACTTTATATATATATATATACCGCGATTCGTGTGCGCGCGCACACAACAATAAAACGATGGAAACCAAATGTCTCGATTCGCAAAAAAATGTCATCGACACACCCAAACGACAGCCGGAAACTGTTCGTTTCAATCAAGATGGATTTTTCAACGAAATACGTGACTTTTATCGCATCCTACCTTGGTTCAAAGAAAAGGTCAACGACATTTATTTGTGCGTTCAAAATTTAGCCGCCGAATCGCTCATCATCTTGCAAGACTCGCTTCGCGACGATCAGGGAAACACCTATCATCGAGCCAACAAGTTCTATTTCGACGTGCAGAGCGTCGCTCGACGTAAATCCCAACAGGGAAACGTCACCACCGTCGTTCATAAAAACGTCGAATACCGATTCATCGTCGGCATCATCACCCAGTACGGACTTTTCCGACAAAACGAAGAGATTTTCAACGCTCAGCAACAGTATCTCGTCAATTGGAAGCACAACATCAGGACCGATGAAATTCAACGCATTCTCGACGCCAACGTCGACGTCGAAACGTACGGCCAGTTTTTCAAGAGCTACATCAAATGTCGTCTCGACATGGACTGCGACTATGTTCGGCGCGTCATCAACGTCTTTGCCGAACGCTTCACCGTAGGCCGTCAATTCATCGACGAAATGTGTCGATTCGTTATATTTTTGAATCCCAAACTGTCGATCGTCCACGAAAGTGTCTTTGTCAAACGATTCAAAAAAAAGTACTACAATCCTGAAATGTTGCCCTTTATGAACGAGTACGATAAACTGGGAGAATTGTACAACGATGCCGCCACGCCGGTCGAAACTCTCCAGCACGTTAGCCGGCAATTGTACGATCAATGGGTGGAAACCCGACGCGAATGCATCGATTCCCTACTGGTCAACAACAGCAGCGTCAAAATGAATTACGGCGGCAGGACCAAAATGGTTTCGTCCAAAATTAAATTCGTCCAATTACCCAGCTGGAAAACGGTGTGCAAAAACGCCACGCATCTCGTCGACGTCGCCGAAGAGGACATTGTCTACATGCAAGACGGCAACGACATTTACGGATTTTCTATCGGCCAAATGTTTCACATTATCGAACACGAAAGTGGCGTCAATCCGTACACGCGAGTGCATCTCGATCGACGCGCTCTTCAGCGTTTCCTCGACACGTACGTCAAACCGCCATCTACAACCACCACCAATAGTACCGATAACGCTCACATTATCGCCGCCGACGATGACGACCAAGTCAATCAGTTGGTCCTTCTCATTGAAAAACATTTAGCCTTCCACGAACGTCTCTGCATGCACTGTCGTCAGCACAAGGCCAAAGACGCCGTTTTTATCGAAACGTACGAAACCGATTTTCCAATCATTCATTTCTGCAGTAGCGAATGTATGGCCGCCTATTCACTCGAAGAATTTAGAGCTATTCAAATCTAAAAATAAATGGTCAATTACATGATGGAACCCGAAGAGAGCGCCGAACAACATCGTAATCGCGTCGTCGTCGGCATAGATAACACGCTCTACGCTTCCGTCAGAGACGCGTACGACGGTCGATATCGATGGATCTCTCTCAGTTACAATTAGTTATTTTCGTCGTCGTCCAACAATTTGCGTTTGTACTGAGTGCCGCACGTGTCGTCGTTTTCAATCAGTTTCTTGGATTTCAAAAACAGTTCAATGAGACGACACAATTCAATGCGACTCAGAGCGTGATCTACGGGAAATTTCAGTTTATTTTCAATCAATTTAATCAGCTCGGATTTGTGCCAATTGACGCAGCGACGACCGCTCTTGATTTTACGTCGATCAGCGGCGGCGGCGGCACCACCGCTACAACCATCACCTTTTTTACTACTACTACTCCTACTACTACTTTTATCATTGTCAGTTATCTTGATGCAAAATTCACCGAGATCGCGATTCTCCTGCCCGTAGCATCCGTACTCGTTATTTTCAAACTGTACTTTTCGAGCTTGAAAATAATCGTCCACCACCCGAGTGTCGCACTCGTAACCCGTTCTCTTGTCCACGCAAAACGAATCGCCGCGACGCAAATGGTAGCCCAAACGGTGATCGTCTTCGTACACGCTCGACTTGTAGTGCAACCACACGGTGCGCTGCAGAGCCACGTGCGCTTCGGGTCGCGTGCACCTCAATCGCAACACGTTTTTCAACAACATGCGCTGCAAAAACGTCGGCATATTGATCAAGAAATTCTTGTCGTTCTGAAAACGTTTCACGTCGGCCACGAAATTGCGTCGCAAATACGTGCACATGCTCAACGCCGCCGTCGTGTGCATTGGTTTCGATTCGTATTTACTCAACAAGTAGTCGTAGAAATTGGCTCGCTTTCGGTCGTACAACGTCGTCAAATAGACACCCGTGTCGTCGTAGCGAACGTGAGATGCGTTGCCTCGAGGATTCACCATCACCACGTACGTGTTGACCACGTGCTTGATCAGTTGAACCAATTGCATGCGCGTCACGTCCAGCGGCTGAGTAGCACTTTCGAATTCCGACCACGGAACGCACCAACGACGACGAAACAGGTCACGCAACCACTCGAAATGACGAGTCCATTCTTTGGAACCCGTGTAGAAATGAAGATCGTAGTTGCGCGTGATGGAAAACGCTTCGTCACCTTGCGGCTCTTGGTCGCACGTAAACTTGCACGCTCGATACTGACAATCGCGTTCGCCGTCGTCGCCGCATTCGTTGCGCTCCTTGAACAGATAACAATCGAAAGCCGATTCTTTGACCAATTGAACAATCTTATTGATTTGAAAATCTTTTTGTTCGCTAATGTTGTACATGATGAGATCGATGCTGGGAAAAGTGCGCGCCACGGCCGCGTACTGGTATATGTGAACCACCGGTCGCAAACCCATAGCGATTAAATCGTGATGACTGTTGCGCCAACCTCGAGCTATAACTTGCGACGTTTCGCCGTAATTCCAGTGCGGCGTCAAAATGTGCTCGTGAATGACGTTGCGCAAAGTGAAACCTTCGGTGATGACGCGACTGCCTAGCAAAGCGTTGATGATTTCGCCTCGGGCGTTCTCGGCGCTGTTGAACAGACCGAGCAAGTGCTGTTTTTTGGCTTCGCTGATGCACGACGTCAGAACAATGTACGAACGACGATGACGCGGCGACGACGACCAACCTCGCTGATCCAACAATTTGGCCAACATCAACAGTCCCGAACCTTGAATCAGATCGCTGTACACCATACTCAGTTCACCTTTGGCGCTAGCCTCTTCCAATCGATCGATGACGAAAGCGTACTTGCAACTATAGTCGGCCAATTTGGACAGAGCCACGGCTTTGGCCTGTTTTCCGCATTTGCCCTCGGCGTCGACGTACAGCGACGTTTGGCGCGTGTTGTTGTACACGTTGACGTGCTGAGCGTCCATGCGCCAAGCGCGTTCGTACGCCGCGTTCTGTTCCTCGCGCATCGGTAGACACACCAATTTAAAGTGCGTTAACGGAGCCACCACTTTACCCATGTACACTTTGGGCACGTCGACGTTGACCGATTTGACAAAGGACACGCGTCGTCTCAAATACGATTTCAACAGCTCTCCGTTTTTGACGTGATGCGATTCGTCGAAAAATGTCGTCGTGAACGCGTTGCCCACCGGCATTTGGTGATCCAGAGGTAAAATCAGATTCATGATGCCAGCCAATTCATCGGGTCCGTCTTTCATCGGCGTGCCCGTCAACAAGACGATTTTACGATGCTGCAACACGTGCAGTAGGCGATGAATTTCGTTGTAGATTTTCAAATGAGTGTTGTGCTCGTTGTCGCGAATGTTGTGCGCCTCGTCGATGATGATGATGTGCGAATCGAAACGTTGCATCAACACCTTGTCGGGTAAATCTTTGATCATTTTAGCCAGAATTTCAAACGTGAAAAACGTGTACGTCTGGTGGATTTTTTTGCGCTGGCGACTGCGAAAGAGTTTCTCGTTGAACTCGCCGTCGGCCGAAGTGGCCGGCGCGATTTTGTACTTGTCGTCGGTGCATTTTTCGGCGATTTCGTTGACGAAATTGTTGATCAAACCTTGACCTCGAGCGATGACGATGACGCCACGATACTCGTGCGGATGCAACGTCAACAGTCGTTCGGCGATGCGAATACTCGTGCACGTCTTGCCGGCTCCCATTTCGTGAAAGAGCAACAGTTCATCCGTTTCATTGTAGACGTTGCCGAACCAAGTGGCCAAAAATGATTGATGCTTGTAAATGTCTCGACTCGTTTTCGTCTCTTGAAATTCTTTATAGAAATACACGGATTTCCTGTAGTCGGCTATGAAATTTTCATACTCCATTTTATTACACACATGCTAAATTTTCCAAGGTAAAAAAAACTTGGAAAATACACAACATAAAATACCTTTTTTAAAAAAAACAAAATTTTAACCTTGAACGAAAATAGGTTTCAACCATTGACGGATTTCGGCCTTGACTTCTTCAGACATGGTCGATCGGGTCGTCGTAGTTGGCACGTAGATGGATTCCGTGGCGTTGTTGAACGCTTCCAGTGCTTCGTCGTAGTCGCCGCCAACGTCGACAAATTCGGCACCGCTCGCAGAAATTGCTACTGGTGGTGCTTCGGCGGCTGCTACTTCTGGTACTACTACTTCCGCTGATTGGTGTTGTCGGTGACGATGACGAGGCGTTCGATCGGTCGTCGATTTACGAGCGCACCGCGTTTCGTACCTTTCCTGATACTTCCAAATCTTTTCGCTCGATTCTTGCAACAAAGCCAACGTGGCGTCGTACTTGCTCACCGTTTTTCCAAACAGTTTCAACGTGTTCTCAAACATGCTGCCCAAATCGGCCACTTGGTTTTGCATCAACATTTCGTGATCCAATATTTTAGCCGTAATGAAATTTTCGAAATATTGAACCCATTCGCCGACATCGGTATAGACGCTCTTGACGAGTTTCATGTGGAAAGCGTCCAGTTTTTCTTGAATAATCACTTTGAGCGCATCCTGGTGTCCCAAGTGTTGCGTCGAAACGGCTGCCAGTGCTGCCATTTGATGATTTTGAATATTTCGAGGAATAGCTCCGTGAACAACACCAAACGCAAAGACAACAAGTGCTAGCTGTTGAATCATTTTACGAATCTTGGAGATACGATAATTTTTATCTCTAACCGAGTGAATTTTTTTCTCAATTCGCGCACGGCATCTCAAGCGTGGCTGTAGTGATAATAAAAAACATGCGATTCGTTCGTTTCAAATGCGGAGTGGAAACGGTGCTGCGACGCGACTACAAGACCGTACCACGACCCATCGGCGACGACATGTGCGCCACCCGGTTATTGCTCAATTTAAAGAATTTACTCGTTGTGCGCGGCACGTCACCCGACGACACCATGATCGGTCCTCTAGAGTATTTCGGTCGCGTCGATCCCTACCGCCACCCGTTGACGTCAGTGGATACATTGCCCATAGTGCGACCCGAATGCGTCACGTGCCTCAACGTCCAGTGGCTCAGCGCTTCATTGGGCAACGTTGACGACAGTCTTTTTCCCAATGCCGGAAAGCTCGTGTTGAACAACAGCGATCTAGTCGTACCCGTTACCGACCGGCCGGGAAACTACATCGACTACAATGTGCGTCTCGTCGAATCGTCGCGCGTCACGTACGACACGCAAAACAACCAGAAAACCATGTTTTCGGTTCGCTACCATTTCGCTGAAAACTATTACGACTACGCCATGACCAAAGAGGGAGTCTTTCTCGAACGACATCCCTTCATACAAGCCATGAGTCCCGTTGATAAACATGCCAAAGGTTTCGTCATGGCGGCGCGCATGCGTGATCAACATATTGACATTATCGGCATACGCATCCCGTTGGGTTACACGCTACTCGTCGATTCGCTAGCCATTCACGGCGATAGCACGCTCGTCGGTGACTATCGTATGGAAATGACGGCCGATCACGTGGAAATGAGTAAAGCCGACACCGTCTTTTTGAAAACGGTCCAAGGACGGAACGTCGGCGTCAATAACGTCGACAAAGTAAGCGTTCCACCACCCGTCAAACATACAGTTAAAAATCGTGTATTCAATCCAGTGTGGTAACAAAAAAGTTTCATTTAGTATGTGATGCCTTACCCAGTACACACACACACCAAATGAAACTACAAACACTACAGAAATATATACGACTACACAGACACTATTTATACGTATATTTAATTAAAATGAAACGGGATCTTTAAAAAGACATTTATACATGCGAGACGTGACGTGAAGCATTCTACACTTGTTTCTAGTGTTGCGAGTCATCAGATTCCACGGGCAATCGTCGTCACGGCTCCAATCGTCGGGCATAGGGCAATTGTGACGTCTCAAATAGCGAACGCTGACCAAATCGTCATTGTAGGCGCAAACGCGCATCGTTTCCGCATTCCACGGGCACCCGCGCGAACGCAAGTAGTGCAACACGTCGACGCGACGCGCTTGAGCCGCGCAATACGTCACAAAAGGATCCATCGCACATCCGTGATCGATACAGTACTCTAGACAGTCGATGAATCCGCCATGTGCCGCGGCCGCCATCACGAAATGATTCCATTCGCAACCGCGTTGGTGCAAATATTTCAAACAATCGAGACGACCCGTCGACGCCGCCGCTCGCGCGCACGTCCAATCCCACGGCTGACGCAAACACGCCACGTGACCTAAAAAAGCCGCCGTTTCGCAATCGTCGCAACACACTACCGTCGCCACCACGTCTAACGCCCCTTCCGCAATGGTGTCAATCAAATACGTTGTCGCTATCTGTGTCATCGTCGTTGCTATCGTAACTGATACAAATGATGTTTAAACAATCACGAGGATGCGGAAAATCAATCTCGCATGTACCGCCAATAGGTGTCAGCGATTCAGGAAAATAAAGTCGAGACCACAACGATTCGTCTATCCAATCGACGTAGACTACAACGAGAACCGTGTCCACAGGTAAGCGAATGAATTTCAAACGAAGACAATGTTTTTCGTAGACGCGAGTTTGCGTTCCCACTCGTACCGTACACTTTCCAAACACCACCACGTGATTGTGTTGACGACAATCGACCACACTTCCTCGACTGTCACTCTCGATAAACACGTCCATGATCTAATCTTCTTCTTCTTCGTAGTCGGTCGTCACGTAACTACTGTCGCTATCGCTGCTGCTGCTGCTGCTGCTAATGCTAAACGTCACGTCGTCAAATTCTTCTTCGACGGGAATAAATTTCGAATACGGCCACGGGACGGCCACGCTGTGATCGGCCAAAACAAAAGAACTCAACGTTTGCAGAGAAGGCACGTGGACGTGGTAGTGTTCGCGCCAAACGCTATCGTTGATGTATTTTTTGAAAACGGCCACCAACACCGTGTGACGTTCAATGGGAATGACGGCGCGCGTCTTCACTTGATAATGCTGAATTTCGTAAATCGTGCCAATTCTCACCAGACAAGAACCTTCAATTTGCAAGGGTTTCGTCACGTTTTTCAACACGACGCAATTCGTCGTGTAATATATAGAATTTATAAATACCATTTCTCACAGAGTCTCAATTTGTTCGTCGCAATAAAATAAGTTTTCGAAAAAATTCACCACCAATTGTCGAGTTCGATGACGCAATACAGCGGGAAAAATTGTCTTGATCTTGCCACGTTTCTCTAAATCGAGAGCGCACAACGTTTCCAAAGTTAGAGGATTTTCATACTTCAATTCGATCAGCGGAAATTCTTGACGAAATAATGTTTCAAAATTGCCAGAGGCGTTGTCGTCACTCTCCAAAAAAACAAAGAGGAAAACGATATTGACCAAATCGGCCGTCAATTGACGATAGGCAATTTCACGATCGGCGACTGGCATAGACAATTGACGAACTCGACCTTCACACGTGACATACTTTACCAGGACATCAACGTCGGGTAAAACCAGTTGGTCAACACGTTCGTCAACCATCAGCACCTCGGGAGCAATGATACGGTCACGGCCGTCTCTATTAGTAGTAGTGGTGGTGGTGGTGGCGCTGCTGCTGCTGTCTCCCGTTTTTTTGCCTGAACCCATTTTCTCTTTTTGACTACGAAAACAAGCGGAGCGTACTCAAATCCGACGACGCCACGCTGGCGCCCAAACACGATTGACGGGTCGCCACACGACCCGACGAACGACTACGTCGCCGCGAGGTGGTGGTGGTGGTGGTGGTGGTGACGGCCAAATATCGGGCGCTGGCTGCGGAGAGGCGGCCGCTGGAACGATGGGATCCACGCCCGGTATCGGCCGGCTGACTAGTTTTTTGACACGGCACCCACGACCGATTCCACCCACGACGTGAAAAACGACACGCGCGTATAGTACGACGGCGGACGACACGGGTTGGTGCCGAAAGACACGATGCCCACTTGAGTCGCTCGTCCGTTGAGCATGACGATCAGAGGACCACCGCTGTCGCCGAAACACGTCGTCGTATTCGTTCCCCCTCCGGCGGCAAACTGTTCTTCAGGTTTTATCGGGATGGTGGCCGTCATTTCGCGAACTTCCGCTTCTTGCATGATGGTCGCCGAACTGCCTCTGTCGCCTGTCACCGACCCCCAACCCATGGCCGTGATGACCATCGGTTTCAAATCCATCGTCGCGTTGGCCGGCAAACACACGGGTTTGACGAATTGCGTAAACTCGAACGGACGATCGACTTCCAGTAGAGCGATATCGCCGCGGAAATTGTCGCCTTGATTCCACGTCGGATGATTGACGACGCGTTTAACGGTTCGCGTTTGCCTTTGCGGTTCTTGCACGGCTCGATTGAAAACACCGGCAGCGATTTGAGCTCCGACGGCTATATTGCAGTGAGCCGCCGTCAAGATCCACGACGGAGCAATCACGCTTCCTCCGCAGCCACCGAGTGATGCCATCCAGGGAAATTTACCGGCGAACGAATCCTTGCCGTTGACGACGTACGATTGCACGCCGCTCTGCGTGCCCACGTTGCCGCAACCACCTGTGGGTCTAGGTTGCGGACCCGGACCAGGACTAGGACCCGGACCAGGACTAGGGCCAGGTCGCGGCGGTTTCGCACCTCCCGAAGTCGGTGATCGAGACAAGACTACACCGCCAACCACGCCCAAAATGACAAATACCAAAAATATAATCCAAAAATCTCGTTGTTCCATTACTGTAGCACTCTTTATATTATTGTTGAATACCAGTGGTTTCTTTAATCCATTGTAAATAGTGAGATACCCGAACGAAACCACCCGCACCTTTCGTACAAGGATCCGTCGCGAACGACATGATGCCGACAATGTGCCAATTTTCGCCCTGTTGCAACATGAGCGGTCCACCGCTGTCGCCGAAACAGATACGACCGCCCGTCGGATTGCTGGCGCACAATTGTTGAGCCGGATTGATGTTGAATTCGGTGCACGGTGCCACTTCTTGCAGCAAGACGTCTTGCAGTTTGGTCGCTCGCGTAGCGGGAAACGCTTCGGGACGCGTGTTACCCCAGCCGGCGGCGTATAAATTTTTGCCTTGGGTCACCATATTGGGCGTGGGCAGACAGATGGGTTGCTTGTAGCCGTCGAACACGATGGGCGCCGGCAATTCGATGAGAGCGATATCGTTTTTGAGTGTGGTTTTCTCGTACTGAGGATGAATGACGACGCGTTTGGCTTTGACCAAAATGCGTTGATTCTCGTTTTTAGACGTGTCGAACGCGCCAAACAACAAATCTAAATCGTTAGAATCGGCGTCGGAGATACAATGCGCCGCCGTCAGCACCCACCTGTTGGAAATCAAGGTCGCGCCGCAATTAAACAGATTCACCATCCACGGCCATTTGCCGGCGTAAGCGTCAGTTCCCGCGACGATTTGCGGGTCGAACGTTGTAATCAATCGTCGTCCGCACAATTTCGATGGCGGAACCGGTGGATTTGGACCAGGACCAGGACCCGGACCAGGACCCGGACCTGGACTTGGATTGGGTGGACGAGTGCCGCCACCGGATGTTTGTCGACGCGACACGTAGACGAGAACGCCGACGATCGGCGCCACCACCACGAATAAGACGAGGAAAAAAATGCCTATATTTCTATTGCGACGATCTCTGTCGTCGTCTTCATTACTACCATTTATTTTTAGTTAGAACCTTGAATTATGAGCAGCGTCGCGACGTACATGATAACCGTGACGGTAGCCAAATAGAGAACGTTATTGTCCTGTAGCGCTGGTATCGTTCGTTCGAGCGTTCGACGCGTAAACGGTAGCGATACCAGAGCGAAAACCGTCGCGACGAAAATAGCCGATTTCCACGCGGGCATTTTTTTAGTAGAAGAAGCTTCAACGTAGTCAGCCATTCTTTATTATTTATTGTTCTTTAAATATTCGTCGTATAAATAAACATGTATGCTGCTCAAAATATACAAGAAGATTTGACGATTAAACAGGGTCGTTATTTTTGGCTTTTCGTGGCTCTCGTCAGCGTCTTCCTCATCTACTTCATGGTGGACTGTTTCAACCTCTTTGGTGGTGAAGTTGACGAAGGTGATTGCGGTTGCGATGGCACGCTAGGATCGTCAGTGCTTTTGTCAACCTCCTAATTATAAACAGCATGTATCACGGTGACAGATCTATTCGTTTTTATAATCTCATTTATGATTTGTTTTCTCGAGCGAAACTCAAGAAAGAATTTATCGAACTCTGTTTGACCGAGGAACGTATGGCCAAATTCGGTAACGCCTTCACCAGCGTCAACTACGACAAGGCCAACAATTACGAGTACCACGAACAGATTGGCGATTCGACCGTCAACAAGTTCATCGTGTCCTACATGTACAATCGTTTCCCGCAATTGCGCACCAGCGACGGCGTCAACATTGTCGCTCGACTCAAGATCAAGTACGGTTCCAAAGGTCAGCTCAACATCATTTCGGAGAAGCTCGGATTCTGGAACTACATTTCCACAGAGAATGAAGAAAGAATTAAACGTAAAAAAAATCTACTAGAAGATGTATTCGAAGCCTTTTTTGGCTGTTTCGAAGAGGTCATCAACGAAACCATTTACGAAATTAAAGGTGTATGGTTCAACGGAGCCGGATACGATTTGTGCTACCGATTGTTGTCCTCCATATTCGATGAATTGTCCATTTCTATCAAATATGAAGCACTCGTTGACGGCAAAACGCGACTCAAAGAGTTGTTTGACGAACAGCGCCAGCATTTGCAGCAGTTGCGCTACGAGGACTCGCGTTCGGCCGACAACAACATGTTCGTCAGTCGAGCCTACAACAAGAACCAATTGCTAGGCGTCGGTACGAGTAACAAGAAAAAAGAAGCCCAAGAAAAAGCTGCCGACGAAGCGCTCATCACTCTGGCCAAATTGGGATTCGTCAAAGACGTCCCTCAACAGTACAGAAATTTAACTTAATTTGTGTGTGTGTTTTCAAGATTTCCAATACAACAAAATATTGAAAACAAATTTATACCGTTGTTTGATTGGTCGCCGGCAGCGGCGGCGGCGGACGATAGTGATATGAAATGCGGTCGCATGAAACGGAAACGACCCGCGTTTCACCGCCCATCGTGACGCTGACCTTGTGAGCCGACCCGTTCCAAAAGAGAAACGGATCGATGGGTACCGAAAAATAGGGCTTTTGTCGATTGTGATGACGTTGTAGTAGTTCCAGTAATTCAATAGCCGCCGTTCTTTTGGCTTCCTGTTTACTGCGACCCGTGTGTTCGCGAGTCACCATCTCGTCCACTTGCAACCTACACGTAAACAGGGGTTGATGATGTGTCGACGCTATCGGCGAGATCGCGATGGAAAATGTAGTGTTGACTTGGAACCCATGTTTCATGGCCAAATCGTTCAACTGGATTAACGCATTCTTCGACTGTGACATTTATCGTATTCCTTTTGTCTTCGGGTCGCAGAGTCAATTTTTTTCTGACCTCGTACTTCACCTGTCGTGGTAACGTAAAAGGTATATACATTTATTATAAACACATGTCTTACACCGGATTCAAGAAACAGACAAGCACGCGCGACTCGTACACGACCGACCAAGCGTGTTCTTTCGGTACATGCAGTATCTCGACAGAACAATTGCCATGCAACAAAACGGGCGGCATCGAAGACGAAACCACGTCGTTCGAATCGTGCGTCGGTGGATTCTGCCCTCAACGACGCGTTTGCGTGCCTCCCGATCGTAAAGAATGCGACGTCGGGCTCAATGACGGTCGCGTAGATCCATTGAGCTCTGTCGAATGGCAAGTCAAAGCTCCCAATCTCGTTTGCAAATACGATATCGATGAAATGAATAGCATCAACGTCATTGACAATTACAAACGTTTATTCGGTGACAATGACAATTACAAACTCATGATGGAACGACTGTGCGGCAGCGAAGCGACACTGTGCGCTCTGGATCCTCTAAGCGGTAAACCTTTTGAAAAGTGCAGCAACATCAACAGCACGACGCAGGTGGGAGACGAGTGTCGCCTGTTTTACAACACTCAAACGGCCGACATCAAGGACACGATCGTGCAAAACTATTGCGTCAAACATCCCAACAATCCCGATTGCAAATGCGTCGAACGATCCACCGATCCCAATTATCGCAACGTCAAACCCCATATTCCCTTCAATGACGGGTGCTGGTATCCGGCGTGCGCCACGGCACCCTATTTGAAAACTCAAGACGTCAAAAACGCCACGTGCCCATCTGACGTCTGCCAAATCGTTTTCGACAATTTAAACAATAATAATGTCAACATTTCAGACAATAAGAACGCCATCAATTGCAAATTTGAAGCTCCACCTCAGCCGCCGCCGCCGCCTCGTCCGTCGCCAGGTCCGTCGCCGCTGCCTAGACCGAATCCTCCTCCATCGTCGCCCGTCAACATCACCGCCGTCGTCATCATCGGTATCGCCGTCTTTGTCGTCGTCATCGCTCTAATCGCCGCCGGCGCCGGACAACGACAACGCTAGGCGACACACAACGCTAGGCGACACACAACGCTAGGCGTCGTCTTGACCAATCGAAGCCACGTAGTGTTGTAAACTTTGCGGCAATGATGATGTATCGAGACTATTGGCACGGATACAAATGGCGCTCCGTAACTTTAATTCCAGTGGAAAGGGTTTAAATCGTAAATCCCATTCGAATTTTTTTATCGACATCCAATTGTCCAGATAAACCATTAGTAGAATAACAGTTGGATCAAGGTTGATAGTTACACTGGCTTCAAATGTAAACCCCATATAGGATTTGCCAAAAATGAATCCAGATTTCGTTCTGCCACTGGCGAATCCGACTTTTATGCGACAACTAATAGATTCCCAATAATTGTAAGATGAATACGCAATCCTAATCTTAGGTGTCAGCTCGTGACGTTCCAAGTAAATGACTTCATTGCCAATGTTACACGTTGTACGACGACCGTTGATAACTATAAAAGAGTTCATCATTCGACGCACACACACACACACACGCCGTAACAACTCCTACAGTCAACTGTGGGCGACCAAACGTCAGGCAATCGAGTGTTGTAAACTTTTTTTATTGTGTGAAATACCAATGTCTATTTTTAAGGGAGGGTGAGGTTGGTTCGGGTTGTACAATCAGGTGGGATATACTAAAACTAGTAGACATTGGTATTTTTTTTGTATTTATTTCTTGACACCATTGTATTGAGGTTTATCTTTCTGGTAGGCTATTTTGAAGACGCGAGCTGGATAGTCGTACGCGTTGATGATGCGCGTCACGTCGGCCAACGTGATTCGTTTGTGAACCGGGTGGTGACGTTTCGTTTCCACGTAGTATTGCTGAATTTTCAACAAGAGACCGTGCCGCTCCTGGCTGACGTGCACGTAGTTTTTCATGATGTATCGATTCTTGTAGGCCAGCAGCAATTCGGCCGCGATGACGGGAATTCGCAATTCGAACCAATCGGCGATCGGGGCGCTGTCGGGATACAATTCCAAATACTTGCGTCGTTTATCGGCATCGCGACGAGCGATGCAATAGCAAAAGGCTCGACACGAAATGTTGTTGCGCACGCTGGCATAGTCGGCGTAGGCGGAATTCAAAACGCGATACTGGACGCGGTAGTCGTCGGAAAACAAGAGTACGCCTTGTTTTTCGAACGGATTGATGGCACTCACGGCTCGCACGAGATCGACGACCGTATCAAAACGAATCGTTTCGTTGATGGGAATGAATCCAATGGCTTCGTGGACTTTGAGCCGCTGATCGCGCTCGTCCGTCACCAACACCAAATAGATGCTCTCTTTTTGCAATTCGGGTCGAACGACGATACGATTATCGGCGTTGTTGATCAAGATGAAATGGTAGCGACGCGTCGTTTGCAATTGGTCGAGAAAGTCTTCGTACGATGAGAAACCGTAATCTTTCTGCAAAGCTTCGACAAACAGGTGACCGAACGACGTTTTGCTGGCCCAACGCGATTTGAAAGCGTTCAGTTTGCGATGCGTCGTCATGAGCCATTTGCCGTCGACGTACAGAAATTTTACGATCGTTCCCTCGTACGACCACGAAATCTTAAAGTCGGCCAGATTGATTTTGTCCAGACGCGTCACATTGTCGCATGTCATTTCTTCCGTGAAAGGAAATCCTCGATAGATCAATTGACGTCCCTTGAAAATGTAGCCGCGAATGAGACACTCGAATTCCGATTGAGGAGAAGAAGAACAATACACTTGATACGTGCCATCGTCGTCCGTCATGGCAATTTGATGACGCTTGATTTCATCCAAAAGAGCACCATCGTCTGCTTCAGCGTTGGTAGCGGTGGACACTACGGTAGCGGCAACGGGTGCCGACAAACACAATTCACTCAACTTCATAAGATACTCCATAATGTTTGCGAGTTTTACGTTGGCAAGAACGCTTCTTTAAACCTAATTTTGTTTAAAATAGAAACTCAATTTTTTAACTTCCATAATAAAACCATGAATAGTAGTGATATTGTAACTCTGATTCGATCCGATTGGGATATAGCGCAACTCGATCGCTACGATGCCCAATCCCTAATGTACAACGTCAGCCAGGAACAGTCGATGCGACTGGCTCCGACGCCGACCATGCCGCCCAAACCCGTCACCTACAAGGACGAAATCGTGCATATGGTTCTACCGCCCACTCAAAACTTTTCACTCCAATAAAGATGAACTACATATTTTTGGCTCTATCGACCACAGTCGTCTTGCTATTTTCATTCGTGTTCTACAAAACGCGCGACTCGCCGACCAGCGTTTCCCCAGCCGTGTCGTCGCCGACCTCCAGTATCTACGTCGTCAGCAACAGAAAGCCCCAATCTCAATCGGCAGTGCCGGCAGACCAGTCCATCTGTTTGGGCGGCTGTTCGTGGATGGACGGCTACGCGGCCGGTCCGCAACCCGTTGTCGATCCCTACGGTGTGGAGGAAAACGGCAGCACGTTGCCGCACGACATGCAATCGCTCGACACGATGAACACCATGCCTTTCGACTACAACGGTATGGCTCAACCGCAATCGGCGTTCGTTCAACCGGCGGAAATCACACCGACCCCCGATCCCGTTGTCGATCTTATACCTCAAGAAATTATTTACTAAAACAAACAAACGCGCGGCACTCCGAGAGATGAAAATCAAAAACGTCGATCACGTCGCTCTGCTCAGCCGTTGCACCACTCGCAGCCAACAAGTTTACGTCGAAAAGTACATCTTGTCGTCGTCGGCGTCGTTACCGAAAAATGTTCATCAAACTATCGATTCATTGCGTCAGGAAAACGAAGACATTCGCGACACGAATCGATCGTGCGTCAAGCAATACATTCTCGAACGCTTCGTCATGAAGTGTCCCTACGACAAGAAACAATTTTACCTCATCATCAATAATGCCATCATTTTCAAACTGATTCAAATCAAAGACTTGCAGCAGATGGTGCAAGTTTTAGATAGCGATAGTAGCGTATCGTGTGATGAGATGCTAAAGGGACATCAAGCCATGTCGAAAATAATTCTTGAACTCTCCAAATCACGTCCCACTCGTGACGCAGAGCCAAATAACCCAAAGTAAAGTAGATGGCGTTTTTTGAGGCGTAGTCGGGCATGCCTTTGAAACGTTCGATAATGTACGGTATGTCGTCGTAGCTGATGAGATCCACGCGTTCGGCTTCGAAATCCAAAACTTTTTTCAAAATCTGATTGAGTGTCTGTAGACTGGCGTTGAGATAGATTTCCGTCGTCAAACTTTGGTAGTTGACGTCGTCGGTCGTGCAAAATTTACTGTAATCGCACATTTATTCACACACGCACACAGTCTTATTTTACATATCCTAAAAAAGATATATAAAATTATTATTTCAAATTTAATCCCGATTGAATGTAGCCGATGATGGCTTTTTTGTAGTCGGCGGTGACATCCAATCGGAACCAGGCAATGACTCGCGTCAATTGTTCCAGAGTGAGACGCGACAGGTAGGCGTCGGTGATTTGACGACGCGAAACGAAATATTTTTTCAAAAAAAGTTGGTCGCCGAACGCTTCGGCCGACGACGGGTACGACATAAAATAATCGATATAATTCATTTTCATGGCTTTCGGAAGGAAATCTATTTCTCGCCAACCGTGATACATGGCGATCTCTTTGAGAAACGTCAACGGTTTTCGCATCCACCACGAACGAGAAAAACTGCTAAACGAAAGCGACGAGTCGCTCTCCAGCAGATGAACAAACGCGTCCACGTCTTCGTTCATGGCTTCCAATTTTCGAGGCAACGATTCATCGTACAACCCACGACAACACGACGTCTTGTCGACGCATCGCCAATAGTATCTGCCGTGAGAATTGGCCACGCTATCATAGCGTCGACCGTCGTAGCCGACCATGATTTGGTTCCTGAAATCGGAAGCCAGCAAAGGCGGTTGATGGCGAGTCATGACGTAATCTTCCATTGTGTAATTACCCGTTAAAACGCAGACACGTGACACGAAAACAATTTCAAGAGAACCATTCATCATACAAACTATCATAAACTAGATTAATTAATTTCAACATGTCTAAAATACATTTTGAAATTAAAAGTTTTTTTAAAGTGTATAATCGTGATCGATAGTTTCGGTGGTCGTCGTAGTGCTTTCGGTCGTACTATCTTCAGGAGTACTCTCTGTCGTCGACGTAGTAGTACTGCTAGTCGTGGGAGGTTCAACAGTCGTCGTTGTTGTAGGCGTAGTGGTTGTAGACGTCGTTGTTGTAGGCGTAGTGGTTGTAGACGTAGTAGTGGTTGCAGGCGTAGTGGTTGTAGACGTAGTGGGACGCCTGTGCGTGGTTGGTTCGGGAGCTTCCGGGGGGAACGGTTGCAGGCTAATGTGAACGAAACCTTTGCGCGTCAAATTGAGCACTTGCGTAAACCATTCGGGAACGTCGTCGTTGCTGGTCTTGTTGCGATGCTGCTGATGATGATGATGCTGTTTCAATTTACTCACGTCGCGTACCAACTGAGCGGTCGCGTCGTCCATCGTCACCGTCACGTAGACGTAGTATCCCAAAAGACTCAACACCATCAACAAACAGAGCACTTTGGTAGCCGTTAGAAAGAGCGCGTAGCGACGCGACGCTCGAGACTCTGGCGGAGCATGCTTTTTAGTCGTCAACGGCTTGTAAACTTCTTCGTGTCCGGATTCGATATCCATATTTTTCTCTGTTTATTTACTAGGTAATTGTATCCAATTTAGCTAGCAATTTTTTTCCGCTTATTCGGGAATAATAGTGCGACGCACGTACGTCACCACTTGATCTTTACCCGTGTAGGCGTCCGTCATGCGCGTGTAGCCTCCCTTGACCAATCGTTCGGGTGCCACCTGGCTGGGTGTACCGTAGCCACCGAAAACGGGAACAATGTAAACATCTTTGGCGTCCATATTTCTTTTTATTCTATACTTTATCATAATTCTATAAACCACAATAATTCGATTCGAACGGTACTCGTGGATCGTAGTAGCCCAACGTCTCAGCGCGTTTTAAAAGCGCCGCGTTGATGGCGTTAAATTTCTCCGTGTGATGCAATTCGTCGCAAATGACGTGCGCCACCTCGTGACACAGGACGTACATTAAACTGTTCCACGAATAGAATTCATTGGGGTTTTTACGTAAACAGACGACGATACGTTTCTTATTCTCCGTGTACGATCGACTACCCTCCTCCATGGTAAACTCGTTGTACACGTCGCGACCGTTCAACATGGCCGTCAAGTAGTCACCACCACCACCACCACTACTAGTACTACTTAAAATGTCGCGCATGGCTTCACTCAATCGATGCAACAACGAGACGGCCGAAGGTGAATTGATGACGTACGACTCGCGAACGCGTCGTCGCTGCTTAGCAATAATGACTACAACTAGACCAATCGTTAGAAATAACAAGACGAGAAAAAGGACTTGTGGTCTTCTCATTTATTGAACCCATTGATGTTGACACATACTACATTTAGCAAAAACGGTCATCGGTTCGTCGCCACTGCGCGTCTGACGACTGTAGGCCGTGATTTTTTTCGATTTACACTTGTGACAAATGAGAACACCTTCTTCGACATCGTGAGGCGACACGATATACTTTTCGAATTCTTGTTCCTTTTTCTTGTACTCGTCGAAAACGGGGAGATTCCAAACGTCGTCGTCCGTCACGGGCACACCGAAAATCATTTCGTACAAGACGCGTTTATTGGGAGCCGAGCAACCGTAGTGACGATTCAATTGCTCGAGCGAAAAACTCGCATCAAAGGCAGCCATCCGCGTTGCTTTTTCTTGCCGACAAAACGAGACACGGCCTCTTCGAACGTCAACGACAGTTCCACACACTCGTACAGATCCACGTCGTCAAGAGTCAAATCGTTGAGCTCAACTCGATTGACGACCGCGTCCACGCCCGCGTCCCAAAAACTCACAAAATCGAAAAGCGTCGGAAAGAGTTTCTCGATTTTTTCGCGAACGCGTCCCTGCTCCGCTTCCAAATCTGTCCACTGGTGATTGATGACATCGGCCAGACTGCCCACGATTTTTATGATGTTCTTGTAGTGCAACGTCGTCCACTCGCGACACACGAATCGATGGAAATCGCCGCGAGACATTCGCGACCAATGCCAATTGGTGTAGCGCGATTCGTAGAGCGCGTTCAACAGCTCGTCGCGCGTCTGTTTGACGTACACTTGACCGTCGACCGTTTTCGAAAAGGGACACCACGTCGAATTGTACACCCAATGCGTGATGGTGGCATTGTCGACACAAAAAGGCCAATAGGCGGCATCGGCTTTGGCGAACAAGAGTTTGAAATAGTGACGCACATCGCATTCGTCGTGCACTTGGAAAACGAAAAAACGATCGGCGTAGCGACGATTGCGAATCACTTGACAAATGTTTTCCACCGATAAATTGGGCAATCCGACGTGAGGGGCGTGAAGCCATTTGCGGTACTGACACAGCGAGTAGAGCAATTTACCGGGCACCAGCAACAATTGTTCGCGATTACTCAGCGACACGTGCGTCAATTGCAAGTTGGGATTGTTCATGATGACGCGTACTTCTTTCAATTGTTGTTCCATCTTGTACCATTCGTGCTCGGCGACGGTGGTGACGAGTTGATGAGGGGTCGGCAAAAGTTGCGCCGTTCGCAAACGTTCCATTTCGTTGAATTCGAAGCGAACGCGAGTGCACGCGTGCTTCTTGATGTCTTTGATCGAGTGGCCGACATAGTCGCACAATTTGCAACAGAAAAGAATCGATCGAGCCGTGCGACAGGGGGCGCGACGAAAATGTTTCTTAAACTCCCCGTCGTTGGCGCTACTAAACATACAGAAATCGCAAAACATGTTTCCACTTTTTAAGGTTATCTGCCGTACTTTTGGCCTCGGTTATTTTTCATATTTTTAATCGTCAAAGTGACGAGGAGAACGAGAACACCGCCGAGAGCGAAATAGAGCACCTTTTCCGACGTGGCGGCCCGCGTCGCGCATTTGACGCAATCCGCTTGGCTCTTGACCACATTCGAAGGAGCGTACATGGTGGGGGGTGTAGCGATTGTTGCCGCCGCTGGCATTATTCGCTGCTGCTGTTGCTGGAGCACGCGTTCCAACAAACGTTCCAAACGGTCCAGCCTATCTGCCGTGTTGTCGTTGTGCAAAATTTTGTAAATTGGAGTCTTATTCATTTTTATCTTTAAAAAATTCACTCCAAGAAAAATAATATATTTATCACACACGATATAAATAAATTATGGGCCATTTCCATCACTACAATTTCGATATTGGTAATGGAAATTGTCAGAGAACCGAGCTGTGCGACACGCTCGTCATCGGCGGCGGAGGATTCAAGGGCGTCCAGTATTTGGGCGGCTTGCACTACTTGAAAGAGCACGGCCATTTGGAACGCATCACGACGTATTGCGGTACGAGCGTCGGTAGCATCATTTGTTTGCTGTTCCTGTGCGGTCACACGCCGTCGCAACAGTACGATCTGTTGCCGTTGAAAAAGATTTTCCAGTTTAGCACGCGGCCGCCGTACGTGCACAGTCTACTGCCCACCGTTATGCCCACCTATCTCGATGTTCAAGTCACGTTCGAGCAACTATTCAAAAAAACTGGCAAGTTTTTTTTTGTCATTGCCTTCAACGTGACGATGCGGCGACAAGAGATTTTCAGCGTCATCACTACACCCGACTATAGCGTCATTAACGCCGTTCTCTTCAGTTGCGCCATCCCGTTGGGAACGTTGCCGCGCTGCGTCGAAACCCAGCACGTCTACATGGATGGAGGCATCGTCAACAATTTGGCCGTCGATGTGGCTCAAGATTTTGATTTCAGCGAACGAATCATGGCTCTATGTTTTCGACCGCGAACGTTACCGTTGCCGACGACACTTCCGCCACCGGCACCGGGTCTCAAAGAATTGGTCGACATTGTCTTTAGTGTACCGAGTCGTTTGCTCGACAAGTCGCGTCTCGAAGCGTGCTCGAAAATTCATCGTCTCTACGAATTCGAAGCCGACGGAGGCGGAGTGGAATCCATCATTTCGTTGGATCATGAGACGAAAATAAAACTTTTTCAACAAGGATATGATTTGATTAAAACCACGTTATAATAAAATATGGATTACGCTTGCCTAGGATTTTTCATCGCTGCTATGGCTGCAGGAATCGGCCTTTACTATTTTCTCGTTCGACGCTAAAGACGCGCTCAGTCGTTCGCAAAATATTTCACAACATGTGGATGTTAATAATAAATGATTCAAGTTATATTGACACTTTTAATTGCTGTCGGATTGTGCGCCGCGTGGACGAAAAGAAAATCGCCGTCCCTCATTGAAACATTCATGCCGCCCTTGTCGTATCGATTCGAAGAGCCTCCTCCTCGAGCCATGACGACCACGCTCGATTACAACACCACTAGACAACCGGCGGCATCGATGGTGCCTCAACCGGCAAGAATGATGAGCAGCGACATGCTGGTGCGTCCGCGTCGCGCTGAAGCTAGCGATATGTTGGCACCGCCCACCACCAATTTCACCTTGAATTACACTGTGCCTCCCAATCAGACGAGTAACGTGGCACCGCGCGTCGCCGACGTTCCCTACACTTCGGCTCTGCAAGGACCCGTACCCGACACGCAATACTTGGCCGTGGATCCCATGAACCCGTTGGGTTTGAGCCATAGCGGTCAATTGCAGCCAGTCATTTACCCGCGCGCCGTCTACGCCAACAAGATGAGCCGACTCTTTTCTCTCGGTGATCCCATTCGAGGCGATTTGCCTATCGCTCCTCTATCGGGCGACAATTGGTTCAAACCGGCCGTCACGCCGCACATTGATTTGCGCGAAGGAGCCATGACGGTGATGGGCGGTCGACACAACGACACCACCAACGAATTGGGTTTGCTCAAATACCAGTCCACGTACGGTGGACACAACATCAACGCGGGAGCCGAATTTTCACCCGACAACGAAATGGTCATGCAAACGAGCGGCATGATTCCACTCTACAGAGAAATGGTCAACAATGTTGGCGACGTCACTATCGCCACGCGATATTAAACACACACACGCACACACGCACACGCATATACAAAATTCAAAATAACACACATCTTATTTTGAATTTTTTTACGGGTCGGCACGTCGTCGGATCCAGCCGTTGACGGTGAAACGACCGTTTTCGAACGTGTTGGCACCCGTCACGGTGACGGGCAACACTTGATGCATGCGCGACGAATCGAAAACGACGAGACGGTTTCGAAGCGGTTTCACAATAGTGCCATCGTCGATAAAGACCAATTCTCCACCGGTGAACTGATTGGTGTGAAAATAGTAGACGTAGGTGAGTTCGCGTAATTCGCACGGTGTACAATTGTCCGTGTGTTCCAAATAGAAATCACCGTGACCGCTGCGAGTCACTTGACACTCGAAAGCCGAGTCGTCCAAGATGAAATCGGGATGCCATAAATGACGGCACATTTCGGGCAGTAAAGAGATCACTTTATGGTGAAACAGTTGTCGAATAAAAGCCGGTGTCACATTCATCATGGTCGATCGACGATAGTCGACCGCGTTGGTCACAGTGCCCGTTGGAAAGAAATTCTCCTTTTCGTCCGAAACGGCCGCCAACAAATTCAACACGTCGATTTCGTCCAACAAATCGTCGATAATGTAGACGCTGCTGCTGCTGTTTGTCGTCATGGCGGCCTAGTTTTTTTTACAATAATCTACCTTTAATAGAGATAAAATGTTAAATTCTCAAAAAATGTTATTGGTCTTTGGTGGGTTTCTACTCTTTGTAGTGGTGCTTATCTTGTTGAATTCGTCGTCTTCGGGACCGCGACGACCAGCTGAACCTTCTCTACCGGCTCCTGATGGATGGGAAGGTCAAGTGGCGAGAATCACCAACGCCGAAAGATCGAGTCGCGGTCTAGCTCAACTGGTGTTTGACTCCAAATTGGCCGACATTAGCCGCGCGCACAGCGCCGACATGAACAGTCGACGATTTTTCGATCATAACAATCCCAGCGGCGAAACTCCGGGAGATAGGGCTCGTAAAGCCGGCTACCCGTGGGGAGCCATAGGAGAGAATATCGCCGCAGGCTACGGGACACCCGAAGCCGTCATGCGAGGATGGATGAATTCACCGGGTCACCGTAGCAATATTTTGGGCACGTCGTACAAACGAATCGGTGTCGGCGCCGTGCGTAAAAGCGACGGAACACCGATATGGACGCAAATGTTTAGCGATTAGTAGTAGGCAACTCTTTGAGTGCTTGATTCATTTGATACTCTGGATCGTCCCACAACGGATTGAATCGTTCGTTGTTCCATTGGTGCAGGTCGAAAGAACCGAAACGCCACGAACCGTCGACCACGTCGGCTTTACAATAGTAGACGCACTGTTTCCAATCGTTGGACTGGAGAGCGTTGTTCAAAAAGAGACATTGATGGTCGCCCGTGTAGTGGAGCATGAGTTGTTTGAACAAGTCAAACGACGGCACGATGGCGGCGTAGTTGACGTACATGAGCTTGAGCGATTCCAAGTTGGTTTCGCGAAAGAGAAAGACGCCGTCGACGGCCGTGCGCACGTTCAACGGCATGTCCAACGCGAATTGCATGCATATAATGTAAAACATTCTAAAATGACTTCCGTTTTTAAACAAAGTTTTCTGAATTTTCTGTCTAAAAACGCTAGGCTGATCTGCACAATCGTCTAAAATGACGGCCAACCACTTGTCTTCGTCGGCCAATTCCTTGTTGCTAATAACCTTGGATTGACGTGTCAAAGCGTCGGCTAGCACTTGATCGTCGTACTCTTCGTAGACGAAAAGTGGCGGGAAAAATTCCCTATAAAATTCATTGGCACCTTCACTGCCGGACATGGCAATGCCCGTTTTAATGATATCGCTTTTGGCTTTCAGAATCGATTTGAGCAACGTCGATTTACCCGAACCGGGTTTGCCGACAATGATAATTTTCGAACCTCTAGCTTTTCGATCTTTATACGTGTATTGGTTGGGCAAAATACAATCATAATTGGGCAATTTTTCCAACTTTATCACGTCAGACATATTTTATTGTTATATACTTTCAATATTTAAAATGTGAAAAATATTGAAAGTTTACCAACTACTACCAACTACTGTTTTTCTACCATCACTACTACATGTGACTACCAACACAAAGAAAATTAAAAGTCGACTTCTTCTTCGTAGATAATGTTCTCGCCGCCGCCGAAATTCGAGTCGACCACGGTTGGAGTGGGAGAAGGTTCCAGTGACGACAAACTTTTGACGGCCTTTTTCCACCAATTCTTTCCGGCTTGGAAAACTTCCATGTGCTCATCGTTGGCTTCAATCATGACGCTGGGTTTGAAATCGGTAGTGATGCACGCCATCGACGAATTGGGTGGCGTGCCGACGGCTTGCGACTGGAAAATAGGAGCGTAAACAAACAAGCTGGAAAAGTAGAGCTGTTTGTTGTCCGTAGTGTCGTCCAATTTACCGCCAAAAGGCAAGTTCTCCTGGGCCATCATGGTGACAACAAATTTCTCATACATTTTATCAAAGTTATACATAAAATGTCCCATAGCACTCAATTGAATGGGACGAGTGTGCATCGGCTCATTTTTTTCATCGACAAACAAAACTAAATGACGTCTCATACATCTCAAATAAGATACCGGTTTGTGCAGAGGAGCATTCCACAAGCCATCAACATAACCAGTGTTAAGATTTTTACAAAGTAACGGTGACGAACGTAAAATGAGAAGGCGTGGAGCATCCAAAAGAATACCTGGCTTTTCTTCAAAGCCTTTGGTAATGGGGTCGAGTTTTCGAGTTACAAGTTTATGAGGTTTTCCAACAGCCATCAGTTCAGGTTTCCATCCAGAAGACTTCAAATTGTCTTCGCCAATAAAAAGTCCGGCCGGCTTGTTGATGGACTTACACGATGGGATGGTGGTCGATTTGGCATCGGTCAAACCGGCTTTCTCGGCAAATTTATTGGCTAGGGCTGCTTTGCTGTTCATCTTCGAAAGTTAAAAACAAAATCTTCTGTAATTCTGTCCAGGAAATCAAATCGTTTTCACGCAACTTCAGCTCGTCCGCCAACTCAATGGTTGAACCAGACTCGAGTAAGCCGATTATATACTGTTGCATGTAGGCGCGGTTTTGAATGCACTCGAGTTCCAAGTACTTTTCCAATTTCTTGGCATCGTTGCACATGGAGGCGGTACATTGGAGAATGCTACACAACGCCTCGTCGCATTGGAACAAGGTTTTGCGTTCGTGGGTTTGAAGTTGCTTTTCCTTGACGTAGCGGCTGATGAGACTGGTGAGAACGGAACGAGAACACGCCCCGTTGTCGTTGTCGTCGCCAGACACTTGCTTGATGAAAGCGCGCGTGGCGGCCGTGACGGGTCGACTCTTACCCAATCCCGTGTTGGCATTGTTGCGCGTCTTTTTCACCGTTTCGAGCGTTTTCAACATGGACGCAAAGAGCTTGCTAAACTCTTCCAAATCGTGAGCAAACTCTGGCTCCATCTGATAGGTGTTGATGAGCCGTTCCAGTGTCTCTTTGCACGACTTGATGCTCTCGTTGCGCGTCTGCTTCTTTTGACGCACGTGCAACTTTCCTTGACGAACCATCTTTTCTTGAGAAACCATCTTTTCAGTCATTTTTATTGTGGTAATACGTTCTTTTAGCTCGACGTTCAATATATCTGTAAAATTTACAGGTAATCGTGGTGAATCAAATTTATTTGGCTCCTAAAAAGAATCAACCGAGACACATAAACACACATATACGATGAAAAAACTATCCAAACAAGGAAACTACGGCACCGTCTACGAGGGAAAATATAAAAAAAAGAAAGCCATTTACAAGACCAATAGCTTACCGGACGTGAATTTGCAACACGAACGCGACGTTATGCTCGTCTTGAACAGCGACCAGAGAATGAAATCTTTTTTCCCTCGACTGCTGGACTATAAGGAAACGGCGAAATCGCAGTGTATTGTCATGGAGTTTATCGAACACGAATTCACTCTGTACGACGCTATGGACGAGCTGAACACGAGCGAAAAAGAGCTCATTTATTTGCATCTCTATTGCATGCTCAAAGTGGCCAGAGAAATCTGCGATTTCACCCATTACGACTTGCATTTCGACAACATTCTTATGGTGAAAGCGTCGCAAAGTAAACACGTGTACACGTTCAACGACGGCACGCGTACCATATTGCCGTACGATGACTATCGTCCCATCATGATCGATTTCGGGTTCAGCTACTGTCGGGGCGTGACAGGTTTACGCGCGCCCATGACTCAAACGCATCACTACATGAATCCTATGGTCTTTTGTCCCATCCACGACATTTACATTCTGCAAAAGAATTTTCAGCATTGGGGCGTGGAATTTGAAGTCGGGTTGCGACACGCTCGACGCCATCGACAATTCAAACGCAGTCTTTTTGATTTGCTAGCGCGAGTGACTCAATGCGCCGACTACCCACGCGACGAAGATGAAACTCCGCCCACAACGGAAGGAGGAGCTTCGGGTTACAATTCCGATTGTAGCAGCAGCGGTAGCAGCAGCTGTAGCGATAATGAACGACAATGGCGAGATGTGGGTCGCTGGAAAAGCGTCCGGACGTTGCGCGAAAACCAATTGTTTACGCACTTGTTTCACCTCGACGACTCTATCGTCCCCATCGAAGCGTGTCACGCGACATTGGAATCAAAAGACTTACAGGGGGTACTCATGTATTGGATAAAAACATATCAAGAATGGTACAAGGAAACGGCAACATTTACAGAAGCGTACACGAGTCGTTATTTGGAGTCGACATTGAAATGGTTGAGAGAATTCGCGTGACGACATGTGACCTTTGACGTTGTCGCTGTCGTTTTCTACGTCGATCACGTGCACGTCGATTGTCCAGATTACGTGACGGAAGCGCTATACGAGCGACTGAGGGCCGTCGCCGCCGTTGCTGCTGCTGCTAGTCAAAACGCCGTAAACGCGCCACATAATGTGCTGACAGACGCACGTGTCGGGTCCTCGCGTCTCTGACGCCCAACTGCAATCGGGTAAATGGAAAGCGTCGCCGACGGGAATCATCATGAAAAACATTTTCAACACATCGCTTTTGCGAGATAGCCATTCAATGTGCTTCTCCATTTTTATCTACATCAAACAATTATTTAACAACTGTTATAAGCATTTGCGTAGGTAGAATAGCAAAATTTACGTCCGCTACAGTTTTCGATGCTGGGCGCGTTGTCGGCGGCGGCGGCAGCTGCTCCCGGTCTGTTGTAGAGATCTTGTTGGTGCTGCTGCAGAGGAGGTTGACGGTACGGAGTGTTGTAGTACGATTGCTGAAGTTTAGCCGGTGCCGTCGCCGCAGTCGGTTGATAATGCTGCTGCTGCTGCTGATACTGTTGCGGCGTTGCCTGTTGATAGGCGTACGGCTGCTGCTGATAAGCGGAGGCGGCAACCGGCTGCTCTACTGGATACCCAGCGGCGGCGGCGGGTGGTGGCGCGTACGACGGAGGCGGAGCGTAAGCTGGAACCGCGACCGAACCTTCGATCGCGGACGCGATGAACTGAGCGAAATCGTGTTCGTTGTACTGACCCTTGAAACGAGCGATGGGCATTTGTTTGCGATAGAAAATAACGATGGGTACGTGTTGAATGGAAGCGTCGCTGCCATCCTGATAGACGCTACCTTCGGCTTTCGAGACGACCGACTTGTTCTCGCTCAAATTGACGGTGAAAAATTGCACTTTGCCTATATAGCGAGGCATGACACGATCAATGACCTCTCGCATTTCCACGCAATACTTGCAGTCGCTACCCGTCAGAAAGACGACGGCCAACTCGGACGGCACCTGTAAAGCCAGATATTTTTTGAACTCTACGACAAGAGTCTCGAAAGCATTCGATTGAAGTGTTTGCATCATTTTTCTTTATTCGAATCAAAGATTTATATTAAGAAATAGTTCCAATATTCCATGAAAAATATTGGAACTTATAGAAATTGCATCAACGAAGCAATGCGTTCGAGCCAGTAGGCATTCACTTGCGATCGCGTCGCCAAACACACGCGCAATTTGAAGGGTGTTAGGTTACGAAAAAATTCGTAGCCACGACAAATGCAATAGTGAACCGTATTGAGAAAATGGTCGTCCATGACGTCACGACCTGTTTGTTTCGAAACCTGACGAATTTTGTCGCAATAGAACCGCGTCAACTGTTGCGACACTTCGACCGGAAGACTCTTGATGTCGTACACTTGGACAAATGCCAGCAACGACCACATGTCCTCATCGCGAGCGTCCAGATTGAAATCAAACTTTTCTAAATCATTCATCGTGTGTACACACAAACTACATTAAAATTTGTGAGCAATTTTAAAATCAATTGATATTAATAAATAATAATGGTCAAATCTAGAAAAGGAAAAGGATACTATAAGAGATGTTATTGGTTTAAAAGAGGGTCCAATAAACGTGTCACTACCAAAAGAAGGACGAGACGAAGGTACACTCGTCGTCGTCCGTACCCCAAGACGACCTATTTTGGACCGAGAAATTACGATCCCTCCCTAGATCTCGCGGAAGACGCACCGTCAGTATTTCTGACACCGTCAATAGAGGCTGAGCTGCCACCGCCACCGGATTTCCTGTTGGGACCGGCGGCAGCCAAGGCTCGTCGCAAATCTCGCAAGTCCAAACGTCGCTCCAAGCGACGTTCAAAAAGAAAGTCGCGCAAATCTAGTAAACGTCGCAAGACCAGCAAACGTCGCCGCCGTTATTAATTTTATTTAAATAAAATGGTAGCTCGTACTAGAAAGAGAAAAGTTTGCTTTAGGGCCAATGGAAAACGAAAGTGTTTCATGGCCAGAGTGACAAAGAAATCGCGTAGAAAGTCTCGTCGAACTAAACGCCGAAAGTCTAAACGTCGCGCTTCGGCCACGACCATGAGACGTACCATGCGTCGGTCGAGTCGTCGCCATCGTAGAGCCAGTTTTGCGCCGCAAATGAACGTCATGTACGACTACGTTTAATAACCTCCAATAAATGAACGCAAACAGATCATCGTTTAGATCGACGACCGATTGGGGACCTTCTTTTTGGTTCTTTTTACACACGAGCAGTCTGGCCTATCCGGCGACACCATCGTCGCCTCACGTAAAAGCGGCCATTGACTTTCTCATCTTGTTGCCCAATTTGTTACCCTGTCCCTATTGTCAGCAACACGCTCGAGACTACGTGTCGAAATCCAATTTATTGCAAGCGACCATGTCGCGTCAATCGCTTTTCGAGTTTTACGTCCATTTTCACAACGCCGTCAATCAACGCCTTCACAAACCGCTCGTCGGTTTAATGCAAGCCAGAAACATGTATTCGACGCGCGTGGCGGGATGGGGACCGCCATTCTGGTTCTTTTTACACATGACGGCGTTGACGTATCGAGATCAACCCACGTTTGCAGATCAGACGCGCATGCGTCAATTTCTCGAAACGTTTCACATCTGGTTGCCGACGACGGCAGCCCAACATTTGGCCTACACCTACACGAGTGAAATGGGAGGAGAAGCGTTGACATGGGCGTGTCTGAACAAAGCCAATTTGTTTTACTTTTGGTTCACGTTTCACAACCACGTCAATCGTCGACTGGGCAAAGAAGAACAGACGCTGCAACGCGTCAAAGAATTGTACAAGACAAATTAATTTTTCAAAAAATGTTGTGTAATTCAAGATGATAAAGAATTGGTCAAGAACAATAGAAAAATGTCGGATGAAATCGCGGCGGTACCCGAAGACGACTTGCTCGTCAGCAGCGAAGAAGAGTTGGATGACTATTTCGATTACGATGGAGACGCGGCCATTGTCGAATATCGCAGCAGCAGCGGTGGCGATGACGACGATGACGATCCAGACGAGATGACAACCAAAAAAAGACGATATATATTTCCGAAACCTATCCACTATAATTTGTTCGAGTCGACGGACGATATCGATAAAATGTTCAACAATCACGTCCAAGTGTACACGATACCTCAGCGATGGAACACGAGGCATCCGACGGTGCCGTCACGCGTCGTCAACGTGAAACTCTGTCGACTCTATTTGCTAAAGAAACCGTGCGTCTACAATAATCTGTGTAAATTCGCGCATCATTTTACCAATATTACCCGATGTAAATACGATTTTTGCAAGAAAACTAAACTGATCGGTCCCGGGGTGTTTGTCAACGAAAGTCACAACATGTGCCGACTGAGGCATCACACGGAATCGCTCAATTCTTTCATCTATAGAACCAAACAGACGACCGTCTTTGATCTTCGATTGACTATTTTTAGCGAATTTGTCGACGAATTCAGGAAGCATTTCGTCTTTCCCATGAAATGTAAATCGTTGCACGTGACGATCGTTTCGCGAGACGTCGAAGCCGCCGCCGCTACGGGTTAGTAGTGGTGGTGGTTAAATCTCGAACGCGTTCGTTGGCATTGATGATGCGCCCTCCGTGTTCGAGATATTCTTTTTTGCGAGACAAGTAGTGCAAATTCATGATGGCGTGCTGGTCGACCACGTCGACGACGACGGGCACGTTTTTCGTTCGCATGACTCTGCCCAGAAATTGGATATAGTATTGAACCATGTCGGCAGCGACGAGTAGGGAATCCAATTTGGGAAAATCGAAACCCGTCCCGATTTTGCCAACGGTGCCGATCAAAATGTCGCACTGTTTGTCGTACGTGTGCACGTTGCCCGTGAGGAGGCTGACGACGCGCGACGGTCGCACGGTCAAAAGTAAATCGCGCAACGCTTCACCGTGAGCCACGCGTTTGACGAGCACGAGCCACGTGCGGTCAGCGGGGAACGTTTGAATAATGTCGACCAGTAAACGATGACGCTGCACGTTGGTGGCTTGCTGTTCCAACATGTAGTTCCAGTCGAGTTTGCCGTAAATGCGCCGCTCGAGCATCACTATGCCCGTGTACACCGTGTAGATATCGTGTTTTTTGAACAATTTTTTCACGATGAAATTTTCACCGTAAAAAAATTTAAACAAGACGTGCAGTTCATCGGGACGATAGGGTGTCGCCGTCAAGCCGATGAATCGTTTGGGACAGAATTTCAACAAATTCAAACTGCGTTTTTCGCTGAGCAACAAGTGGGTTTCATCGGTGACGAGCACGTGATCGACCGGGATGTCGTTTAATTTGTGAACGTTGGCAATGTTGATGATGCCAAAATGATAGTCGGTGCCCGTGTAGCCTGGCAAGTCGACGACGAGAGCATCGCCGCTGCAAAACGTGGCGATCGATTCGCGCCATTGTTGAACCAAACAGACGCGATGACAGACGATGATGGCCGGCAAGCGAAGAGAGCACACCAACGACAGGGTGGTTATGGTTTTCCCGAAACCGGGAAAACAGCTAATCATGACAACGTGCGTTTCGGCCAATTTGATGCGAGCATTTTGATGAATATTGACCTGTTCGGGACGCAACGTGCCCGTGAATCGGGGAAACGAGAGACAAGGTCGATACAAGCGATTGTTGCCGCTCGTCGGTACGGCCGAGAAAGGGACACTGAACGTCGGCCAAACACCGTCGACAAAACACACGCGAGTCGTCTTGTCTTCGAGAACGACCGTAAAACGATCGCGTAGACGTTGTTCGTCTTCGACGCGTTTCAAAACGACACGCGTACTCATTATCTTTATGTTGTAGGCGATGAGGCTTTCTGATGCAAACTTAAAGCACGGCCGGAGTGAAACTCTTGGCACTGGCACGAGCCAAAAAGACGGCGGGATCGATGAGTTTCTTGGTGGTGACGGCCGATGCCGGCAAGTAGCCGTACTTGATGTACTGTTCGATTTGAGGTCCCGGATCGAGACTGTAGCACGCGCGACACGACGTGATACTGAAATCTTGGAATGCCGAACCGACCATAGCATCAGCCGTTCGAGGTTTCTTGCTGAAAATTTCAAACATGTAGGCCGGACGCAGACCGACTTTGACGTTTTGCGGTTCCACTAAAAACTGAATGGAATCCAATTTGGCTACCGTCATGTACGAGGTGAGCAAATGATCGAAACGAGACGCGTACGAAAAATGACAACCCAACGGGAAATATTTCGAGTAATTGTAATTGAAACCGTGAGGAGTGGAATCGAGACCCGTATAGCCTTCTTTGTACCAGTAGGCTACGAGATCTTTGGCGGCGCTGAAGGCTTGCGTTCTATCGGCAATCTGAGCGCCCTTGTAACCGTGCTGTTTCAATACGTCCAACGTCATAGCCGGCCACATGGTGCCGTTAGCGGGTACGCTACCGTCGCGAATGATTTGCATGACTCGATTGACTTGTTGGAACAAATTCTGTTCGAAAGCGTTGGTTTGCGTGCGCAATTCCATGAGTTTATCGAAATCCAGACCCAATCCCTGTTCCGATTTGGGAGCCAAGAGCAGACCGAGTTTAGTGTTGACGGCCACCGATTTGCCGACGGTCCACCACAATCCGCAACCGACTAAAGGGTACGTCCAGTAGCCGCGATAATCGCGCGGAGAAACGTCGGCGCAAATGTTGGGCGGGAAACCGCCGGGACAGTCGTCTTTCAGGTCGGTCGTCAAGTATTCGCGCACAAAGCCGCTACGTGACGCCGAAGCGGGAGCTTTATTGCCGATCGTGTACGTTCCGTCGCGATAGCAACGTTTAAAGGTGCCCTTGGATTGAGATCCACCATACGAGCCGTCGCTGACGACGGTCAAACATTTTTCGTCGGGGAATTCGCAAGCCGTCGAAGAGCAATCTTGAGGATACCACCACGGTGGATTGCGACGCGACATGTTGAGTGGCTGACCACCGGACGTCAGACCGGGTTGCATTTCGTCGAAAAACGGATCGGGTTTACTGCTGCACAAATCGGGGACGGCGTATTCGCCCGGATAGACGAAACCTTCGTAAAAAGAATCGTTGGGAAATCCTTTCATGCCCGACATGCCGTTTCGAACGATGGTATCTTTGCGATAATTGCTATCGGGATTGTTGGTATCATAGGCGCGTTTCATGAGCCACGCGTTGGTCAAATTGACGACCATGTAGGGCCACGTGGGACAGTCCAAAAGTTCTTTGGCTTGCAATCGATTAGGACTGTAGATGCATTCTTTGTGAGCGATACGCAAACAATCGCACACGTTGCCGTCAAATAGTCGCGAGTAGTCGAGTTTGGCGTCGGAATCGATGGCCGTCAACAAAGGCATACGATCGGTTTTGTAGTTGGACGCTGAGGCTTTTTCTTTGCCTGGAATCCAATCGAGATAGTAGGCGTCTAAATTGTCGTAGATTTGTTCCAATTTGACCGGGTCAGTCAACGTCGTCATATTTGGCCACAATTGTTTGAAATATTTCGTTAAATTAGCGGCAAGTTTGGCGTCGACGGGTCCAGGCACGGGTACGGGCACGGGTCCGGGCGCGGGTCCGGGTCCCGGTACTGGAGGTTTCATCGTACTATCGGGAGCATTGATGTAGGTGGGGATTGTAAACTCGGGAAACGTCATCATGTCCGGTCTGGGCCAATAGTTGCCGATGGGAAAGCCTAGCGACTGTTCCGAATAGGCACCGTAAGGCGTGTAGGCCGCGATGGGGGGTTGGGGTGGATTAGGTAAATCGATCGTCGCCGGTAGAATGGCACCGTTAAACATGAGAGGCGCGCCACCGTACAGACCGTACGTGGGTTCAGCCGGTGGTAACGGTGCAGGTGACCGTCTTTTCTCTGTAAAGGCAAAAACTCCGAGTACTCCCAAGATCACCACGAAAAACATAATCAACCATAACTGATTATTCATAATTTATTAATTTAGAGAAATGAGGAACGAATATTATATAAAGACAGAGAGCATAGCTTCTTCGCTGGCCGTCCGGTCGTGTAATATATGTGTTGTGACAATGACTCTTTTTGCCGCATGTCAACGTCGAGGAATTTGTTTGAAATTCGACGCCAATTGGTCGGCTACGTGGAGGAATGACACGACCGCCGTGTGCGTGGTCGTCGTCACATCGACGGGTAATTTCGCTAAAGGTTACGAAACGTTATGGTTTGAAACGTCCAGTCATCAGTCGTTGGTCAACTATGTGTTTCAGTCGTGCGGCTATCGACCGTTGTGGTTAAACGAACGAGAATTTCAGTGCTGCGTGACTCGCATCGAACAAGACCCGTGTCAATGTTCAACGTGCGGTAAAAGCGTCAAAAATGAACGAGCCATGAAACGCCACAGAAAACTCTATCATTTTAAAAATTAACCAAAACTTTTAAAATGACACTATTCAAAGATCTTTAATGAGCGTCACGGGTCGCCGATCCGCTTCAGGTGGTGGTGGTGGTGGTGGCGTAAAAGATTGCGGTGGCATGGACCGGAAACTTTTACGACTCATCGGTAACGCTCTGGCTCTTCGAGGTAACACTGTGGGCGTGTACGCCTGCGTGAGCGACGATGGAGCTAAACGCGGCGGCGGTGGCGGAGGCGGTTCGACGAATGATGGCGGCGCTTCATCGGGAAAAGGACGCGACTCTTCATCTGGACGAGCAGATTCGCTCGTTTGCGTCAACATGACGTGAGCTGGCATTGGTACTGGTACTGGTGGTGAAACGGTTACCGGCTTAGGAGAAGCAGGAGCAGGAAGACGAAAGGAGCGCAGAGGACGTCTGACGGGAGCCGGTCGTTTCATGGCTTCGTAGACGACGACTGGTCGCTGTTGTTGAACGGTGGGGGTGACGGGTTTCGGATACGACAGCAAGTAGACTATCGCCAATAGACTGATGATGATTCCACCTACAAACACCTTTCTATTCATCATTTTATATTATTTATTTTCTTCAGAAATTTGGTCATTGGATTTGACCCAGATTCCGATATTGATGTGTTCATTGTTACTCTCAATCACCATCGGCTGATGTTTATTCAAGTAGATTTTCAGTTGAGGTCCAAAAGTGGCGATTTTGTTGGTACTTTTGATGTTGTTGGCATTGAAACGTTGAGGCGGCGATAGCGGTTCACTGGCTTCACCGATAATGGTGGAACATTCGATGATTTCGTTGACTTGGAAAGCAAATTTGAGACTCTGTTCGCTGCGTGAAATGTCGATCCATCCGGGTTGCATTTGAATGTTGCGACAAATGCTGAGGTATTCTTCGTTGGAAACGTTGACGGGATCGGTGATGCGTTCACCGAATTCGAGTAGCTGATTCTGAACGAGAGTCACTTTGATTTTAGCGTTGGATTTCACTTTGGGATAGTCGTTGGTTTGACTATTTTTCGACGTCTTTTGAGTCTTAATGATTTGAATGCAAATATTTCCGGGAAGAGTGTCGTCCGTGTCGTCGCTGAGAACGGTGAAAACAACGTCGTCCGTCTTTTTGGCGTTTTTGAACGTCGTTTTCAGGTACTCTAGACTGATGCCAATGTTGAGCTCTTCCACGTCGCCGGTCAACGTGTACGTATCGAAAGCCTCTTTGGTCACTTTGGCATTGGCGTGAATGTGGTGTTGGACATTGGTATAGATTTGCAGACCGTTGTTGCGAATTTTGAAACACGTTTGCCGGATGCGAGGATTTTTGTCGCACAAAGGACTAATTTGTAAATGTAAATCAAAGAGATTCTTGTAAAAGAGTCCCTTGGCTCGAGACACGGCTTCGAAAAGGACACGTTGTTGCTGCTGATCTACGTGCATCATCGTCGTATCTTTTTGTATTGTAAAACGACAAACTCTTAACTCTCTAATAATAAAAAATGAACAAAATTCTGGTCCTGGCGTGCATCGCGTTATCGTTGGCTCTCTTCTATTTCAAGCGCAAACACGATCAGTGCCGCCGAGAATTAGAGAAACAAAAACGACTCGTCAAATCGCTGATGGAGGGCATCGAATTGGAACCTTCGCCAGCTGAAGAAACGTCGCAACTCATGAATCTGGCCACGACAGCCATCACGCCTCTCATTTCGTTCATAGGACCTAATCTTTTGAAAAAGAAGAACGATTTTTTAAAGGAAACTATCGATACGAGTGATTACGAATTATCTCAGCAAATGCGTCAGCTAGACGAAATAGAAGAAGAAAATGATGATGATGAACCAGCGCCACCACCAACGCAGGCAAAGCTTGTATCCATGCCGGCAACACCACCAAAACCCATGCCTGCAGCTGCTGCACGACCAACTCCACCTCGCCCAGCATCGCCGCCGCCGCCCATGGTGCCTCCAGAAGTATTACTAGCGGCTTTGTGGTCCAGACAAGCCGAAGCGTTGGCCGGGACGTCGCCACTGCCGCGGACGTCGAAAATTACAGAAATTTTTGACGATCCACCGGCAGTAACAGCACCGCTTCCAGAACCACTGCCGGCAGTAGTAGAAGAGGTCAATGAACCAGAGGACATTGTTTCACAATTGGCCGATGCCGTGGCCGACGATGAACAACGCGACCTACCTGAGTTGTCGAGTAGTCTACCGGACACACGCGACGTCACGGGTCTACCTGACGCCTTGAAACGCGAAGCCGACGCCATTGACGAGGAAATTCGACAATTTACCCACGACAATGAAGATGAAGTTGTGACCACCACAGTGGAAAAACCTTTAGCCGCACAACAGGCGAAAAAGAACAAAAAACGAAAACCCTTGTACAAACATCCGGCCTTACAACCCGATTTTTTCTGTCAAGACGGTGTTTGCTCCATTAAGCCAAAATAAAAAAATTCAGTAATTTGTGTGTATCTGTATGCGTGTATATCATATAATAAATGAAGGAAGTCGCGGTCGATATCGCCACGGCGCCGCCTCGTCACAATTTTCCATTCGAATACGTCAACGACCTGTCGGAATTGAACAGAAAACGCATAGTAAAGGTGGAAGAAACTCGAAAAGATGTACGCGACACCTTCGCCAAATACGAAAAGAAATTGGGCAGACAAAAAGGCTGGGCTAACTTTAACGAATCGATACGTTCGCTCGTCAACGTGTGCGCCATTCCCCTAGTGGCTACGGCCGTCATCTTCCCCATTTCAGTAGGCGTCACCGTACCCTTGGCTATTGGCGGACTAGCGGTGACGAGTTGCTGCGATCTCGCCGAAGAACGCAACAAAAATAAACAGACGCGATACGCCAGTATAGTCGCCAGATCGCAAGCGACACTGTCGCATCTCGATCACGTCGTCGACAACGTGCTCACCGACGGCATCGTCACCCAAGCCGAGTACGAAATCGTTCTCAAGAGTTATACCGATTTTAAAAAAAATATCCTCTGATTAAAAGCAAGTTGATATCTTACACATTCTTTCTTTATGTCTAAGTTAATATGTGTTCCGCCGTAACCAATACCACCATGATGCCTTCATCTTACGACAACGGTTCCTTCTTTTGCACCACAAGAACAATGGTGGGAAAGACTAGATTTGCCAGCGGTAAAGAAATAAAATTGAACATTGTAGAATGTATGGAATTGTTTTCCAAATACATCTTCAACGACAAAAAGGTTAACAGCATCATCCAATTGCGGACGGGTTTCAAAAACGCCTTCACTTGCGACCTCTACCTTCTCAGTTTCAACAAGCAAATTTCCATGAAAATTTGTAAAAACGGTTCCTTTCAATTCACAGGCAATATTACCCTTCAGTGCGCTTACGAAGCCATTCAGTATGTTATCTCTTTACTTAAACTATTGTATCCCAAAATGTACGAAAATGATACTTGCGAAATTTATATTTACGAAGTTATGAGTAATTTTGTCCTTGACCTTAATCGTCCTATTGAACCCGACAGTCTAATGACTTTTTTCCAAACGATAGCTCCTCACTATAATAACTACACGTGCTTCAATTCACAAACATCCGGCACGTTCACGTGCAAGTACAACGTCGGAACGACCGAGGTCATGCACCGTAACGTCAGCTTCTTTGACGAAGTCAGCTTTGTAGAGCACGTGCCTTACAAAGATTGCGTCAGCAGTAAAAAATTGGGTCTAGATGAACGCAAAGACTATTACATCACTTTTCTCGTTTTTCAATCGGGAAAAGTTATTGTGAGTGGCATCAACGAGACGATCGTCGAACGCGTGTGTCGCGATTTTTGTCTCGTCGTGAAAAACTATTTCGACACGATCGCCGACAGTGGCGGCTGCATATTTCAGCACCAGCCATTGGAAATCTCCAAAAAGATCATGAAACGAACGTGTTACGAAAAAATTTCACTCGTCAAAATCGAAGACGATCAATATATAATTGTCCGCGGCAAATCAAACTACGTCAACAGCCGCAAATCCAAACTCGCCTCCAAATATTCGTTGTGTAAGACTATTTACGAAAACGACTGTTTGAACATTAACGTTTGCAAAGAACTGAAAAATATGCTGAAAAACGATAAGAACGTACACTTTAGCAATGTGGGAATGACGACAAGTCTAGACGAGAGCATCATTATTAGCCACATGGAAAAGTGTAACACGGCACCAGTAGAAGTACCAGTGGCCGGCGGCACATCAGTGGCTGTCGGTTAAATTTCAAAAATTTTAACATCTTTGAAATTTTATTCAATGTCCCAATCGCTGTCGATCGACGGCCACACTGTTGGCGTGAAACGACAGGAAAGTGTAAAACAAGACCATCAATTTAAAAGGAATCGTTTCCAAGTCGAGAACCATGTTGATGTAGTCGTCTTCATCGCAACGAACGGCACCGACTTTGGTCGCCGTTTCGTCGACAAAATGGTCCACAATTTCCATCATGATACATTGCATGTCTAATGTTTTGTTACATTTCAAAATGAAGGCTCGCATTTCTCTCGGGTCGACATCCATGTATTTTATCGAGGCTTGTTTAATACACTGATATAACTGAGACATTTATATTATAATTTTTAATTCTTTGGCCTTTTCAAAATCTTCGTCAGTCAAAGGCGTAACTTGACCATCACCCAGATATTTACCAACCACGGATTTCTTATCCAAAACGAAACCCTCGTACACGTACAGTCCGTACTCGTTCTTTTGCATAGTGATGGTCTGAGAAGGGAAAAGATTCTTAATCAATCGATCACCGGCTTTGACCACAAATGGAACCAAAAGTTTAGTCTGATGGTGAGGATGAACCAAATCTGGACGTTGAGATTTTTTCTTAGATTTTTGTACAGGTTCTGAAAGTGGCGGCGATCGGTCCACTCCCGACGATGGCGCTTTGCGTTTGGGACCGACGGTGAATTTACGAGGCGACGTTTGCTTGCGTTTACGTTCCGATGATCCGACGAGAGACATTTCCGACATGAGCTGATGCAGAGGAACCGGGGGATGGGGGGTAAGAAAGCGACGACGAACGGCGACGGCGATTTTTCGACGCGGCGGCGAAGGTGAAGGCGTCAGAGGCAAAGAATCTACTGGAAATAATTGTCTGACGTGTGACGGTTTAGATGTATCCATGCTCTTTCAGTTTCAAATCCAAAAACGATTCAATATCAATGACTGTATAGGGAACTTCAATCAAAACAATATTGTTTTTCAAACACAAATCTCTTTTAATTTGATCCCTATACTTTTGATTGAGAAAAGCGTCACGCGACGAGTGAAAATGAGGCACGTAGTGGTAATGCTGTTTACCTTGATATTCTACGGCGAGAGCCAGCTCAGCGTTGTAGCAGTCCAATTCGAGATCGACTTTAGTGACGGGATTGCGCAAAAAAGTGGGACGCTTTTTGGGAAAGGGTCGATTGAAGCGCTCCTCCAAGTGACGTCGGCAAGCCAATTCACCGCGACTGTCGGCCGGCGCGGTTGAAGTACTAATGGACGTGTCTACTGGTCTGAAAGCGTGAGGAAAACGTTGGCGCCAATCGCTGCCGAGCAAATGGGGGTCGCTAGTGCCGCGAACGCCGCGGGCACGTCTGAAAATGGCGTACACGCACAGCGTGACAAAGGCAATGAGAAACAAACGACCTTTGCCAATGTTTCGCCACCAGGATGTCGGCTTTTTTCTCATGTCATAAAAAGATTTTATTAATGAGAACCCTAGTGAAATAATTAATCTTAATTTTTCCAGAATAAAATAATTCGAGGAGACATTTGGGATGAATGAAACCGCAGCCGGTAGATTCGGCATCGTTTCCCGTATTTATCCTAGGTAAAACGTCAACGGCGTCAACGTGAGCGAAAAACACGCACACTTGACGGCTAATGTTTTTGTACTTGAATTTGAACATGTTGCGCGTCAGTTGACTCTTATCCAACTTGAGGTTGGTCTCTTCGAAAAGTTCACGAACGGCGCACTCGCGCAACGATTCGCTTTCGTTGACGATGCCTTTCGGAATACCCCAGTAGAGATTGTACGATTGATTGATTAAAATACCGCGACGACTGACGACGCAAACGCCGGCACACTGTTTGGGTTTGTCGTCATCTTCGTAGAAATCGGCCGTGTCCTTATAGTCCACGTTCAAGACGCATTGGCAATTTCTGAAACAGGTAATTGCCATTTAATTCTTTTTCGAGCTTCTTGAGCGTCTTTTTCTTTCCAGTATTTCTTGACTTCGCGCTCAAATATCTTGATCCATTTTTCGTAGGACGACGTCAGCGACGTTTGGCAAATCTTGTAATACATGTTGATTTTGAATTCCACGGATTTACTCGAGCGAAAAGCCATGGCGTCCGATTGAGGTGTCAACTCTGCCGACGGTAACTGCTGATAAAAGACGCTGTCGACGTACGTGTCAATGACGGCATCTGGTGGCGGAGGTTGGATGGCGCCTAGCGTGTAGACGCGTCGAGGTTTGACTATGACGTGCGTCGAGAATTGGACGAGAAATTCAAAGAGCTGTTTGGGTGTTTTACTGTCGGCTCCGCGTCGCAACGTTTGCAAATACTGACGCGGCTGATCGACGTCGTGTTTGTAAAAACTCTCCAGCACCTTGACGACAATGTCAAAGAAGGCGAATTTACCCGGCTCTTGGTGACAGTAGAGAAAAAAGACAAACATGTCGTAGCCGGGACGCAAATGTTCGTAGATGCCTTTCTTTTCGAGCTGTCGCATGCCCCACGTTTCACCGGTGACGCTATCGCTGCCGCACGACATGCCAAAATCGATAATGACGGGATTGAAACAATTGGAAAAAGACACGTGATATTGATCGAAAAGAATTTGCGTTTTTTTACTAGAAAAATGAATCAAGACGTTTTCCAAATGTAAATCGTAGTGCCCGAAACGGAAGGCCGATTGAGCCATTTCAAGCGCGACGCACATTTGCATGGTGAGCGTGATGAATTTTTGACGCGACATTTTCGACATGGCCGATTTGAAGGTTTCACCGTCGACGAAACGCGTCAAGTTGTAGGGTCCTGAATTGCGATGAAACGAGGCGTACGTTTCGACAAACATGGGCACGTTGAGAGCGTTGAGGTGCTGTCCGGCCACGTACTCGCGTCGGGCGTGATCAAACAGTGCCGGCTTGTTGAAATGCTTGAGAACGACGCGATGATCGACGTCGTCGTGACGGACAGTAGCCGTGTACACTCGTCCCTGCTTGTTGGTCAAATTGTTCATGGCCTGTACGCGCGTCATCCATTCGTGCATTTTGTAGGGTCGCTGGTGTCGCGGATGTTGACAGCCGTCCAAGGGACCGCACCCGCACGCGTCACTCGTTTTCATTACCAAATCTTGACAAATAGCCGGTGTCAACATGATTTTTTATTCTCTCCTCACAGTTTAATTTAGTTAAAAGTAGTCCATCATTAAGAAAACCATTACCATGATTTCGAAATCCAAATTATCCATCCTTAATGCTATCAATCAATTCATGTCGGACGACTTTTTGTTTGGCAACGTGGACCTGATCGAGAAATGGCACAGCGGCGAGACTCAGAAACGCGTGGGATTGATGTTGGGCTTGAAACAGAGAGAAGTCGTCCAGGGACCTCAGCGAAACATTAGCGCTTACCTCTTTTTTTGCGAGTCGAAACGTCGCGAGATTTTGGAAACCAATCCCGGCATCAAACCCAACAAGGTCATGATTCTTTTCGGAGAGTCGTGGCGCAATTTGAGCGACCAGGAGAAACAACCGTTTATCGACAAGGCTATGGTCGACAGGGAGCGCTACAACAAGTATTTGGAGAGTAAAGTGCGACCGAAAAAGAACGCCCGACCGAGTATTTATAATTTGTTTTGTACCGACGAACGACGCGCCATCAAAAAGGATCATCCCGACATGAACGCGTCCGACGTCAGACGAGAGCTAGGCAAAAGATGGAAGGCCGTCAAAGAAACGAATCCAGATCTTTTGAAAGAGAAATATGGATACGTGATTGAAGAGAGTCAAGATGTGGTAGGAAATCTCTAAATAATATCGTTCAACAGCTGACAAATGGCTCGATCGAATTTAGATTGATATTTGGCGACGATGGCGGCGGGTAGAGGGATGCAACGATGCTGTAAAATGAGCGACCAGTCCAACCGGTGACCGTAAATATCGATGATATCGGTGGCGAGTTCGGGTTCGCGGCTCATTTTTTTCCAATCAACCAGCGATTCGACGAGTTTCAATTTAAAGCTTTCGGGCACGTGCACGGGGAACGAGATGTGAAGCGGTAGCTGTTTAAAAAGATTCGGCCAGTCGATGGTATTTTGAAACGAGTAGTCCACCATGAGAGCGAGAGCAAATTTGTGAACGTCTGTGCGCAACAAGCGTTCACATTGATCGTACCTGGCTTGAGACATGATGAGCGCGCGCAGTCTCTCTCAAATAGCTTTATGTAGATGAAATCAAATATTTCTAAAAAATTTTCACACTTTTTTAGAAATGTATTTCTTGGGGAATAGATTTCAGAATGCGTTCGACAACGGTGGGTGACAATTCCAATTTGGTACAGAAATCCACGAGAACAATAGAGGGATTGTATTGCCGGCGAATGTAAATGAAAACAAAAGCGGCGACAATCATGTACATGCGTCGATTGATTTTCGTACGAATAAAAGCCATAATATCGGGACGATTGATGAATTTCAAAAAGGTCTCGTCCCTTTCGAGACCGATGTGTTTGAAAATCATGTCGGCCGTGTCCGAGTACGACTCGCGCAGGTAGCACAATTCGGGTATTTTTAGTTTGACTAAATTGAAGCCTTTATTGGCGAAATGATTGGTCAAGCCAAACCACCTGATGACCGTGTCGTAACTTTGAGGACATTTTTTCAGCATCAAGACGTGAAAGAGCGACGCGCAAATGATGGCTTTTCGGTAGTTTCCGCGATGAATACGTTGATTACAGGCCATGATAAAGTACTTGTTGGTCATTTCGACAATTTCCGGACTGAGATTTAAAAATTCCATTTCTTTACGAATGCCAATGTTGGCCTTTTGTTGAATTTGGTCCTGGTTGGTGTTTTGACACGTCATTTGTTGACGACAACGATTGCAAAATGTCCCGTCATTATTTTCAAAGTAGACGTGCTGACATTCAACGTCGACATGGTCGACTGGTTGAACGTCTCGATCTTTTGACGATAAATAATTTTCAAATAGACAAAACATTTCGTTTTCGTTTTTACCTTCTGCGCACGCTTTTAAGTTTCAATTTAACTCCGTAAAGCATTACGACAAGTAGGACGGCGACAGCTATAGGAATGCCGTAAGTGGACCAAGCCGACTCTTTGGCTAGGGGACGTAAATCGAACGTGATCACTCCACCGCACTGGGCTTGCTTGTAATGAAAGGGTCGTTCGAGTTGCACATGTTTATTGTGACGATGCGTCGCGATTTTAAAGTAGCCATCGTTCGGTCCCCATTGCGGGCCCCAAGTGTTGCGACAAATCCAGTAGGGAACCGATTCGTAGGTGAAAGAACTGGTTTGCACGTCGGCGGCGACACCCCAACCGACGATGACGACCGTGATGGCGCCGACGAGAGACGCGGGAGACGCGAATTTGGTGTGCGGATGATGAGTGACGACACGATCGAGATAGATGCCGTGTTCACCGAAATGACCCGACAAGAAATTGGAGTAGACCAACATACCGGCTATGACGGGTCCTTGAGTGACGATCGCTTGTTTGATGGCGTCAATGTCCGTCAGCCAGCGCACATTGTCGACGGTGGCTTGAATTTTAGAGAGACACGAGCAACGCGGCGTGGTCGACGACGACAATTGACTGACAAGTTGCGCGGCATTACCTTCGGCCGAGTGACATTTCATGCAAGGTGTGTAGTCGAACGCGGGTTCGCCGTGAACGATGCGTCGATCTTGCAGAGTCGAGACGACGGTGACGGCGAAATTGTTGGCACACGTTCCCTGATGACGGGCGACGGGAAGAGACACGTGATGACGCCAATCGAATTCGACGGGAAAGACATTTTGATGAGCAGCAGCAGCGACCGTGGCGGCAATGTACTTGTTGAATTGCAAATCGGTTTTGTAGAGACTGAAAATGGGACAATCTTCGCCGCCGTGGTCGTTGTCGCTGCGATGTTGCCGCACGATTTTATCGACGGCCGTGTGTTTGACGGGTTGCGCTGCAGGATGAGCGGGATGCAGAGGAACTACTTCTTTCGCCATGATGGAATGCGATTGTCTGGCCGGTGAGTGGGCGAGAACATCGGAAAACTGGGGCATTTGCGTCAACGGTTGACCGTGAGCGTGCGGGTAGTCACGAGGTGGTTTTTCTTTTTCGTAATGAGAGGTTTTATCCATACTTTTATTGTTCAGAGGTTGATTTCCCTGAAGCTGAGAATACGTCAGATAATTGTTCATAATTTATTCTACATTTACCTGAAATAAAAAAAGGTAAATCAGTCTCGACATTGAAACGATGCCCAGCGCATGGAACTAAAAAGAAACCCATTGTGGGTTATTTAAGCTGTGTTGCTGACAATGCCAAGTAGTCGTGGAATTGAAACGGTGACGAACGCTCGTGTTTTGAAAGTTGCATCAAACGTTCACCATGTCGGAAAATTTAGTCAGTACCATTTTAGAACTACTCAATGACTTGGTTAAAGCACAACAAAATACAGTGGACGCATTTATAGATAGAATATCTGTCAGGTATTCTCTGAACGAATTGGAACTGCGAACGTTGTGGAATGGCAGTGACCCTGATACTGTAGCGACTTTAGTCAACGACGACAACAAGTGCACTCACACGTTCACCAAAGGTCAACGTATCGGGCAACAGTGCGGTCAAAAGAATTCCGGAAACACGACGAAATGCAGCAAACACCAAAAGAAATTGAAAGAGCAACGATCGACGACCGCCGCCTCGACCACCATCACGACGTCGTCGACAACCGTGACCGACGACGGCATGCGAGACATTCCTCTGATGTTTAGTAAAATCACTAGCGTTTTGGCTTCGGATACGGAAGACTCTTCGGATTAAATTTCAAAAACACATTATATATTTTTGAAATTTTTTAATAACGACGACCCCAAGAAGCGCCCACGACTACTGGAGCTGGATTTGGAGCTGGAGCTGGAGCTGGAGCTGGATTTGGATTTGGCGGAGGTGCTGGATTTGGATTTGGCGGAGGTGCTGGATTTGGATTTGGCGGAGGTGCTGGAGCTCTCGAATTTCGTTCTTGTACAATGAGATCAATGTCAAAGACTTTTTGATTAAACGGTTTAAATTCTGAATTGATGACGGCCTTCACGTCGACGCTCATAACATCTTTAGTCAATAGATAGTTTGGTGGAATGGCCGGAGTCGTTCCCTCGGGCATGTACAATGGCATACGCATGGGATCGAGTCGCATGAGGGCCGTTTGACTGTAGGCATTTTCGACGAGATGCAACAGTTCATAGCCGACGATGGCGTCTCCGTCCAATTCCATTTGAGCTTCGCGCAAAAATTGCAACGTATTGTAGCCGCGATTGCGAGCCAATTGAGCCAGAAATTTATCGCCCGTGTCGCCGCAACCGTAGTAGACCAACGTCTTTTTAGTGACACCGTTGACGGCTCGAGTGTCGTACCTCAGAGATTTACCGGCGGCCATTTCGCCGACGAGTCGATCGAGAGCTTTGGCTTTGTAGCGAATAGTGTTGGCAAAATAGTTGAAGATTTTATCGCAACCGGGATTGTTGCTGGTCGCTCGTTTGTTGACGGCGCACACGCTGACAAAAGCATCGGCTGTAAATTCAGCCGATTCCGAATCGCGACGCAAAAACGACTGGAAATCACGACCGCCGTACAAAACGATTTGGTCGTTGGCGGCACCCAACAGTTTCATGGCGTGCACTTTGTTGTAGGCCACCAAGGTTTTACCCAACGGCAAGTAGAGTCCCGAACCGCGAACGGGATAGTAATAGGTGCCGACAAAAAGAGTCGGGTCGGCGAAAAACGAGTACATGGGTCCGAAACGAATGACTTCCAAATAGGGTCCAACTTGACCCAAAACATTGGCGTCTTGATCGAGAGTCACGCCGTTGGGTACGCGGAAAAACTGATTCGTCACATCGCGACGAGGTGTAATGGGCGTGGCTGGTTGAATTTCCGGAGGCATTTTGTAGTAGATTTCCAATTTTTGGTAGCGACCGACGAGATCGGCTTCGCTCATCGACGACCACGATGTCGCCGGTGAATTGGGATAGACGAGTTTAAAGTATTCGACCAATCGATCTTTTTCCGTAGCCGGTTTCAAAGCGCCCGAAGCGATAGCCGCTTTGACTTGATCCAATTCATTGAAAATGGGCGATTCGGGCTGTCCAAAACGGACGATATTGTTGCACGTCAACAAAACCGAATCGCCGACCCAGTTCAAGACACCGCCTTTCGTCTGACATTCCTCTTTGGATTTAAACATGATTTCTTGCGACGTGGGGAACGCGCCGTTCGGGGTCGGACCCGGTTTCGGAGGAGTGGTACCCCCGCCACCACCACCACCACCACCGGGAGTAGGACTTCCGCCGCCACCACCACCACCACCTGGAGACGGACTACTGCCGCCATCTCTACCAAAAGGGATCGTCATCCACATGAGCCAAGGAGTCACAATCATAATTATTATTATGGCGATGATTTGACTTCTTTCTAACATTTATTATTTAAAAAATCAAAGGATGGTATCGTTTTAAAATAGGATTGTATAACGGCGTCGGGGACAATGCCTGATTCTTGACATTTGGCGTCGTAAACTTGTTGGTAGCAAGCGAGAATTTCAGGCGTTTCCAACTCGATAATTTCACCATGAGTTTTAATCATGATCGTTTTAAATTTTTCGATTTGCTCCAAGTGTTGAGTGTACAGAGCGGCGATGGTGGCCATTTTGTTGCGTTTGACAATGTACGTTTCAACGGGATCTTTGGCTTTGGTTTCGTCAACGTCGTCCAGTAGCGCTTTGGTTCGATCTTGAAGTTCTCGAGTCGTGTCCTGTTCGCTGGCCTCGGCGCGTTTTCGCATCTCTTTTTCGGCCTGTTGATAGTCGTCATCGAGAACAACCTTATCGACGACTTTACCCATGATGGCTTCACAGATGGGGAAAGGACGACCGACGACGACGGTGTGAATCTTGTTGCAACTGTCTGTTTTTCTGATGATTTTTCTGGCAGCCGTAGCCGCTTCTTCTTCGGTGGCGTAGACGCCTCTAATTTTGGCGAAAGCCAACACGTTGTACTTGTTGATGCCGCCGGGAGCGGCTGGGAAAAAACTAAAAAGAGCATACTTTTGACCTTCGATGGGTGGATCTTGAACGGCGCGTTCCACCTGCGGGTAGTCGACAATGTGCAATGCGGCGCAAGCGGCTCGCGTTTCTTCCAACGTCAAAGGCGGCACAAACGGGTCCGGTTGCCATCTTTCTTTTTTCAATCTTAGACTCATTATAATAATATAATAATTTCTTAGTACAAGCTCACTTTTTAAACTCTCAATTTACAAAACAGGGAAACCCATTGTACCGCCGGCAATGCGGATAATATTGTTGACGATGACGGTGACTATAAATTCGAACGTCTGACCGAAATTGGTGCCCGACAAGACGGGGCCTGTGCCGTTACTGGCTATGATGGCGTCATCGCTAGCAGCTGGCACCAAGCTGACGTTGGACAATTTACCGTAATTGGTACTGCCCATGGGATCGAGATCGTTGAATTTCAACGAATACGAATACAAATGGTAGCCAGTGTCGGTGGGACAAGCTGGAGCGTGATAGTAGGGATTGACTAGACTGAAATAATCGCTACCCATGTTGGAAAAACGATTGGAATTCTCGTAGATGAGCGTCGTGTGCTTGATGGGATCGCGAGCGTAGCGGCTTTCGTAATCGATAGCTGTAGTAGTTGGAGTGACGACGGGAGAGGCAGTCGTGTAATTGGACCACTGATTGGCAAATGTGGAATTGCGAACCTGGAAAAAGAGGGCTTTGACGGCGTGATTGAAACGAACGTCGTAGCTAGGAACTGGATTGGCTTTGGGATTGAACGATTGACGAGGAGCGATTTGAACTTGTTCAATCAAAATGGTACGTTGAGATTTACCCATCAGAATACGTTCCTTGTTGCTGACGATGGCGTAGTTGGCCCATACTTGAACGCTTTCCAAGACGGGAGCGGCATCGATATCGACACCGACAACAGGCACGTTGACTTGAGCTCCGGCGGCGGCTGCATTGTCCAAAATGAGCAATTCTTTCCAGTCGCGGAACTGGAAATTAATGTGCATCTCGTTGTAAGGGATGGCAGCGGTGGGTAGAGAGACGCCAACATCGCGAGTGAAAAAGAAGGGTAAAACGAGATTGAGCGTTTGACTAGGAATAGTGTCTCCTGGACCGTGAGGATCGATCATGTCGCCAATGTTGCCAATCATTTGATCGTAAGCGGCGCGTTTACTAGCTTCGACAGTGAACTGAGAATAGGCATCCAAATGATAATTGTGGATGGTGTGAGCAAACAAATCGTTGAAAGAAATGCTCGTCTCTCGAATGAGATTGTGCATGAAATTTTTGGTCCAACGAAGGCGACCGTTGGCGGCAAAGCTATTGGTAATTTTGAGAGTGACGGCGGGAACGACGACGCGAAGCCACACGTGAATGAGGTAGTCACCGGCGCGACTGACGCTGACACTCCACTCTTGCCCGAAACCGGCATTGCCGTTGTTGCGCGACAACAATACGGGAATCTGAGTGAACCAAGTCGATTTCAAGGTGGAGCGGACAAAGTAAACGATGGCATCGGGTCCCGAGTACATGTACTTTTCGATCTCATCCAATGTTGCAATATCAATAAATCCTGAAGTGATATTCGATTGCGCCATTTTTTGATAATATATTTATTATAACGCCAGAATAGATTTTTGTTGATTAAAAATTCCTAGTTTAGATGTAAAGATGGATAATATCTTGGAATTTCACAAACAAATAGAAACACATTTTAAGGAGGAAATTAGTCAGCTAGAAGGGTTGACGACTCGCGAACAACAAGTGTGCGACTACCTGTCGCAACCGTGGCTCTCGGAACGCGTTCGCAGTCACTTGATTGACGATCTGGACGAGATTCGTACCACCATTAAAAATATTAATTTTATTCGTTTCTATTTCGTAGAAATTCGTTCGATTCTCAAAGAGTACGTGCAGCTGATGCAAATGCCGACGGTGAACACGTTCTTCCAGAAAGAGGACGGCACCAAGCAGCAGCATCACGCGCGTAAAACGTACGTGGTGAAAAATTTTTGGGAAATTTTTGATTGCTACAAAAAGTACTACTACAACGTCAAAGTGGTCGATCAGCAAAAAGACGATCCGAACACGTGCCAGTATTGCGGTTCGACTCTCGGCTACTTTTTCGACGAAACAGTCAACATTTGCTACACGTGCAAATCGGAGAAAGTCTACTTTATACAGTCGAGCAATACGGACACGACGCGCGTCAATCCCAAATACATTTACGATCGAAACCAACATTTTCGCGACTGCATGATACGTTTTCAGGGTAAACAAAAGAACACTATACCTCCAACTATTTTAGAAAATATTAGTAACCATTTGAGCGACTATCGGTTGACGACCATCAGTCTCAGTCACGTGTGTATGATTATGAAAAATTTAGGCTACAGTAAGTACTATGACGACTACGTGTTGATTCACCATTTGATTACGGGTCAACCTCCGTGCGACATTTCCTTCATTGAAGAGCAGCTCTTGCAAGAATTTGACATCATCAATATGGAGTTGAAGAATTTCAAGGAATTGAATAAGAAAAATTTTAATACACAATACATCTTATTTTTACTACTAAAGCATCACAATATCAACGTTCACGCTGATCATTTCATGTTGATAAAATCCAATGAAAGAAAACTATTGACAGATAAAATTTGCAAAACTATCTTTAAATCGCTAGGTTGGAAGTTTAACAGTATCCTCTGAACACACTGCACACAATGTTGTTTCGCTTCTTCAAGAAACCCTTCTCATTGACTGCCGCTACGGTACCGACCATTCACGGTTTGTACGGCGTGACCAAGAAACGTGATGGAGAACTGGTGGCCATCAACGGAGACGGATACGCGTACGACATCAACGAAAAGAGAGTGTGCCAAGTGCCGACGTTTCCTCACATGGAATTCGTGGCCTACGGCGAATACATCAAAGGCGACGAAAACAAAGACGACGTTATTTATCTGTTTGAGACCAACAGTTTTCGAGTGGATTACACGAAACGACACGATTCCCTGAAAAAATTGGTCGACAACAAGATCCTATTTCTCAACAATTGCGTCTTTACGTCGTACCCGTTCAATTACATTCGAGATCATTACGATAGCGTCGATGAGGGCTTCATTTTAACGCGAGTTCACGGCAAAAGTCCCGTGTACAAATACAAAAAGTCCAACGACACGGTCGATTTCTACATCAAAGACGGCAAATGTTGGTGCCTCATTGCTCGAGCGCAGTACGACGAATTGAACGACACGCCTCCCGATACAGACGCCAATTATTTTCTGGTCGAATTCACACCGTGCAGCGAGTATCGTGGCGAGGAAACGGATTGCGTCGTCGAGTGCCACTGGAAGGAAGATGCCAATCAAGACGCGGCGTCAACCGATAAAGTCGGAGCGTGGTACGGTTACCGCGTGCGCCAGGACAAGACGGATCAATTCAAAGCCACCGGATGCGGACCGAACAATTGGAAAACGTGCATGGATCACTATGAAAATTTCTTGAATCCATTGACATTAGAAAAAATATTTTCCTTGTTGTAAAAGAAGCATAATAAATGGGAAATGCTAAATCGACTAACGTAGCTAAAGCAGTCGTAGATATCTATTCGAAAATAGCCGCTGAAACGGTACAGACGAGCACCATTAGTACGAGTAACACGCAAATCATCAGCGTCGACGGTAGCGGTGGCGATGTCAACATTAGCGGCAACACCATCACGCAAACGGCCAAAGTCAACATGACGGTATTGATGGACAGCATCAGTAATGTCGATTCGCAAAAAAGAATCGGCGTGCAACTCGATCAATTGGCGAAATCGTTGGTGAGCGGATTGAATTTTTTTACTTTTGACGATGCCAAGAATACGGCAGAATCTATCGTGAAAAGCCAAACGACCATCAACAACGCTATCCGTCAATCGTGCGTGTTGAACGCCAACAACGTGCAAAGCATCACCATCAAGAACGTCAAAGGTAGCGTCAACATTACCAACAACGTTCTGAGTCAGATGAGCGAAATATTCGACAAGTGCGCGCTGAAAAGCGTGCTCGGCGTGAAAGCCATCGACGACGTGCAACAACGATTGAATCAGGAAGCCGAATCGAAATTGGAAGGTTTCAATTTGGCCTGGTTAGCGGCGGCCGTTTTGGCTTTCGTGCTCGTGCCCGTGCTGGTCGCGGCGCGAGTCACGTCCAACGCTTTGCGTTTCGTTTTTCCTCTCATGATCGCCATCGGAGGCGTGTTTTTTGCCTTGTACTTTACCCTAGGAAAAACGTACATGAAATCGTCCAATTACACGCGACCGTTCAGAGACACCTGTACCGGTAATGTGGACGGTAGCGTTCCAAGGACGACTATCGTTCGGCAAGCCATGGATGCGTGCCTGAAATCGTCATCGTGTCGCGTCGTCGACGCTCGTCTGACGGAAACGGGTGGCACCGTCGCCAAACAAGTGCCCGAAATCACTTTCTACAAGAGCGGCGACGGATGTAAATTTCAGTTTTACCCGCAAGGAGTCGTTCAATTGGCCGCCGTTGACGTTACCGCTGTTAAAACTACCGATAGATACCAATGGTTGCTCTACGTAGGAATCACTATGATTATCGGCGGATTACTGGGAACAATCATTCAACGAGTCAGAAATAATGGCAGTAGCAGTAGTAGTACAAGTTTGACCACGAGTGAATTGACGTCGTTTCCTTCGATAGAATAAAGATTCGAATCTCTCAGAAAGTGATTTGAATCTAAGCGCCACCTAAATAGTAGGCTTGAAACATGTTGCAATTTTCCAAAACGTCGAAATCCTGCGGCAACGAATTGGTCATAAAATACGCCGACACGTAATCGGTGGATCCATTCAAAACAAAAATAGCGTCGACTTTAGCCGTAAATGTTGTCAAATTACTTTGCGTGGAATTATTCCACGAATTGACGTCTTGCCACAAGGGATTCATGGCCGCATTTTGAGCCAAACAAAAATGAATACGATTACCGCCCAATGTTCGAGGAGCCCAAGCAGTCGCGCGAATCGACCACACGCCGGCTTTTTTAGGTTGAAATTTTCCACTAGCATACCAGCCGCCGGTAGTGTCGTAACGTTTGGTAAAGTACGACGCCAAAGTCCACGTATTGGCTACAGCATTAAAATAAGCAAACACGTTGGTGTACTGGAGATACAACAAACTGGTTGAAGTCGCGCTTTGATTGGAAGTCGAACAGCACGTTTCAAGCTGAGCGGAAGTGAAACCGGCACCCACTAAATTACCATTAGCATCCAACATCAACAACGTATTAGCCGGAGCCGTCGATTTCTTTTGAAAAGTCGAATCTATTTTACTAGATGACCACAATGAAGTGGTAGACGGAGCACCCAATAAGCCGGAATCTTTAATATCGGATTTCAAGAGGACGTTGTTGGTGGCGGCGAGAGCATTGGAAGCTTGCGTGCAGCACGCGTTGATAAATGTGGGAGTCAAGCCGCTGTCGACTAAATTACCGCTAGCATCGGGCATCAGCAGAGCGTTAGCCGGCGCCGTCGTCTTTTTCTGATAGGTCGCATCGATTTTGCTGGACGAATACAATTTCGTGGCAGAAGTGGACGTGTCGACGATATCCGTTTTCAACAACGAATTATTGCTAGCAGCGAGAGCGTTGGAAGCTTGCGTGCAGCACGCGTTGATAAACGTGGGAGTCAAACCGCTGTCGACTAAATTACCGCTAGCATCGGGCATCAGCAGAGCTTTGGCCGGAGCCGTCGTCTTTTTCTGGAAAGTGGCATCGATCTTGCTGGACGAATACAATTTCGTGGCTGACGTGGACGTGTCGACGATATCCGTTTTCAACAAAGAGTTGGTGGCGGCATTGGCGGCCTGAGCGCAACACGCCTCTATAGATGTTTTCGTCAAACCACTATCTACTAGATTACCGCTAGCGTCTGGCGTTAGAATAGCATTAGCGGGAGCCGTAGTTTTCTTTTGATACGTGGCATCTATTTTGCTAGACGAATACAGTTTCGTAGCGGATGTGGACGTGTCGACAATATCGGTTTTTAGTAAAGAGTTATTGCTTGTAGCTAGAGCGTTGGAAGCTTGCGTGCAACACGCGTTGATGAACGTCGGTGTCAAGCCGCTGTCCACTAGGTTGCCGTTGGCGTCAGGCATGAGCAAAGCATTGGCTGGCGCGGTGGTTTTCTTTTGATAGGTGGCATCGATTTTGCTCGACGAATAGAGTTTGGTAGCCGATGTCGAAGTGTCGACGATATCGGTTTTCAATAGGGAATTGGTAGCGGCATTAGCGGCTTGCGTGCAGCACGCTTCGATAGATGTTTTCGTCAAGCCACTGTCGACTAAATTTCCGCTAGCGTCCGGCATGAGAATAGAATTAGCAGGAGCTGTCGTTTTCTTTTGATAGGTGGCATCGATTTTGGTTGAACTGTACAATTTAGTAGCCGATGTCGAAGTGTCGACGATATCCGTTTTCACTAGAGCGTTTGTGCTGGCCGTCAACGCGTTGGAAGCTTGTGTGCAACACGCGTTGATGAACGTCGGTGTTAAGCCGCTGTCCACTAGGTTGCCGCTAGCGTCAGGCATGAGCAAAGCATTGGCTGGCGCGGTAGTTTTCTTTTGATAGGTGGCATCGATTTTGCTCGACGAATAGAGTTTCGTCGCTGATGTGGACGTGTCGACAATATCGGTTTTCAATAGGGAATTGGTGGCGGCACTGACAGCTTGCGTGCAGCACGCTTGGATGGCTGTGGGTGTCAGTCCGCTGTCGACTAAATTACCGCTAGCGTCGGGCATCAGCAAAGCATTGACCGGTGCTGTCGTTTTCTTTTGATACGTGGCATCGATTTTGGATGAACTGTACAATTTAGTAGCCGAAATGGACGTGTCGACAATATCGGTTTTCAATAAGGAATTGGTGGCAGCACTGGCAGCTTGCGTGCAACACGCTTGAATACCGGCTGGTGTCAATCCGCTGTCCACTAGGTTGCCGCTGGCATCGGGAACCAAGATTGCGTTGGCCGGCGCTGTCGTCTTTTTTTGAAAGGTGGCATCGATTTTGGAAGAACTATAAAGTTTGCTAGTGGACGTTGTCGTGTCGACGATATCACTTTTTAATAAGGCATTGGCTACAGCTGTAGTGGCGTTGCTGGTTTGTTGGCAGCAGGCGCTAATGAATGCCGGCGTGATGCCGCTGTCGACTAAATTACCATTGGCATCGGGCATGAGCAAAGCATTAGCCGGAGCTGTCGTTTTCTTTTGATACGTGGCATCGATTTTGCTTGACGAATAGAGTTTCGTCGTGGAAGTGGACGTGTCGATGATATCTGTTTTCAAAAGCGAATTAGCGGCAGCACTGGCAGCTTGCGTGCAACACGCTTGAATACCGGCTGGTGTCAGCCCGCTGTCCACTAGATTGCCGCTGGCGTCAGGCATCAAAAGCGAGTTGGCTGGCGCGGTCGTCTTTTTGGCATAAGTAGCATCGATTTTACTCGACGAATAAAGTTTGGTAGTCGATGTGGACGTATCGACAATGTCGGTTTTCAATAAGGAATTGGTAGAGGCACTGACTGCCTGCGTGCAACAAGCTTGGATGGCTGTCGGTGTCAGTCCACTGTCCACTAGGTTACCGTTGGCGTCGGGCATGAGCAGCGAGTTGGCTGGCGCTGTCGTCTTTTTGGTATACGTCGCATCGATTTTAGCCGAACTGTAGAGTTTGTCAGTGGCCGTGGACGTGTCGACAATATCGGTTTTAAGTAGGGAATTGGTGGCGGCACTGACAGCTTGCGTGCAGCACGCTTGGATGGCTGTCGGTGTCAGTCCACTGTCGACTAGGTTGCCGTTGGCATCGGGAACCAAGATTGCGTTGGCTGGCGCCGTGGTTTTCTTTTGATACGTGGCATCGATTTTAGAAGAACTATAAAGTTTGGTAGCCGAAGTGGACGTGTCGACGATATCACTTTTCAATAAAGCGTTGGCCACAGCGGTAGTAGCGTTGGTGGTTTGTTGGCAGCAGGCGCTAATGAAAGCCGGAGTGATGCCGCTGTCGACCAAGTTACCGTTAGAGTCGGGCATGAGTAACGTATTGGCCGGCGCCGTGGTTTTCTTTTGATACGTCGCATCGATTTTGGATGAACTGTAGAGTTTATCGGTAGATGTCGACGTGTCAATAATATCGGTTTTCAATAAGGAATTGGTGGCGGCATTGACAGCTTGCGTGCAACACGCTTGAATACCGGCTGGTGTCAATCCGCTGTCCACTAGGTTGCCGCTGGCGTCAGGCATCAAAAGCGAGTTGGCCGGCGCTGTCGTTTTTTTGCTATACGTAGCATCGATTTTGGACGAACTGTAAAGTTTGTCAGTAGATGTCGATGTATCAACAATATCGGTTTTCAGTAAGGAATTGGTGGCGGCACCGACAGCTTGCGTGCAGCACGCTTGGATGGCTGTAGGAGTGAGGCCACTGTCGACTAAATTTCCATTGACGTCGGGCATGAGCAACGAATTGGCTGGAGCGGTCGTTTTCTTTTGATAGGTGGCATCGATTTTACTTGACGAATAGAGTTTAGTAGCCGAAGTGGAAGTGTCGACGATATCGCTTTTCATCAAAGCATTGGAAACGCCAATTTTAGCGTCAGCCGTTTCTTGGCAACAAGCACTGATGAAAGCCGGCGTAATGCCGCTGTCGACCAGATTACCATTGGCATCTGGCATGAGTAACACATTGGCTGGCGCCGTCGTCTTTTTGGTAAACGTAGCATCTATTTTAGAAGAACTGTAGAGTTTATCGGTAGATGTCGACGTGTCGACAATATCGGTTTTCAATAAGGAATTGGTAGCAGCATTAACAGCTTGCGTGCAGCACGCTTGGATGGCGGTAGGAGTTAGGCCACTGTCCACTAGATTGCCGTTGGCATCGGGCATGAGAAGCGAATTGGCTGGTGCTGTCGTTTTCTTTTGATACGTCATGTCGATTTTGGAAGAACTGTAAAGTTTATCGGTAGATGTCGATGTGTCGACAATATCTGTTTTCAATAAGGAATTGGTAGCAGCGCCAACGGCTTGCGTGCAACACGCTTGTATGGCACTAGGCGTCAGTCCACTGTCCACCAAATTACCGTTGGCGTCGGGCATGAGTAAAGCATTGGCTGGAGCGGTGGTTTTCTTTTGATACGTCATGTCAATTTTCGAAGAACTATAAAGTTTATCGGTAGCCGTAGACGTGTCGACGATATCGACAATTTTCAACGATTCATTGGCGGCTGTTATAGCGGCCGTGCAACACGTGGTAATAGCCAAAGGCGTGAGACCGCTGTCGACCAGATTACCGTTGGCGTCGGGCATGAGTAGCGAGTTGGCTGGCGCTGTCGTCTTTTTGGTATACGTGGCATCGATTTTGCTGGACGAATACAATTTGTCGGTGGCCGTGGACGTGTCGACGATATCTGATTTCATGAGTCCATTGGCTGAACCGGTAGCGGCTTGAGCGCAACAATTTTGAAGAAATTGTGGAGTGAACCCGCTGTCGACGAGATCGCCTTTAGCGTCGACGACGACGATAGCATTGGCAGGAGCGATAGCTTTCTTCTGGAACGTGTCGTCAATTTTCAGAGACGAATACAATTTAGTCGCCGAGAGGGACGTGTCGACGATATCTGATTTGAGTAGCGAGTCAGAAGCGGCGTTGGCAGCTTGCGTGCAACACGCTTGAATAGCCGCCGGCGTCAATCCACTGTCAACCAGATTGCCGTTGGCATCGGGCATGAGGAGAGCGTTAGCCGGAGCCGTGGTTTTCTTTTGAAACGTGGCGTCTATCTTGGGAGCGCTGTACAACGCGTTGCCACCGCCGTCAATAATATTGCTCGGCGACAAAGCGTTGCGAGCCGTTTCGCAGCACGCATTGACGATAGTGGGCGTCAGTCCGCTGTCGACTAAATTTCCGTAGTCGTCCATCATGAGTAAATGTTGAGAACCGGCGACAGCTCGTCGTTGGTAATTGGTATCAATATAATTGGAACTGAACGTGGTAGTGTAGTCGACGATCGTGTCCTTGATTTTATCGCAACACGAAGGCAAACTGTAGGGTGTGGTAACGATATCGCCGTTGGTATCGGTCGATAAAATACTATTGGCCGGCAATGTCACCATTTCCAGTGCGCCAGTATAGGCGTTGTACGTGACTGGTCGTTGGGTGACACTTGTTTCCGGTTTTTTAACGTACGTGGCATCCGTTTTCAAACTGCTGTAAAGACCATCGGATTTAGGCTGAACGTCGTCGATTAACGCTTTAATACTTTCGCAACACGACGTGATGAAAGGAATACCGATTTGTGAACTGGAAACGTTGCCGACGGCATCGGCGACTAAAATGGCGCCCGGTTCCAATTTAGTTCGTCGCAGAAAATTCTTGTCGGTAAAACTACTGCTGAACGTGTTGGTCAAACTAGCCGTCGTGTCATTGATGATTTTTTGAGGGCAACATTCGGCGAGTTCTTTGGTTTTCACCGACGACGAAATGAGAGCACCAGTCACGGGATCGGTGACGACGACCCGATCGGGAACTAAACTCAACATTTGACCTTCGGGACCAGTCTTTTTAAAGTAGGCGCTAGTGTAAATAGCCCCAGATAATACCAACATAACCAAAGCCACAAAGAGAGCTAATTTAGCCGTTTCATTCATTTATTGATATATACAATTAATTTAATGGTAATGAGACAATCCGACTAAAACAGTTTCATAGAAATAATTTTTTTATGAAACTCTATTCATTATTAATCGAAATATAAAATAGAGGTTTTTTCGTGGTCATGTGTCCGTAAATAGGATCTCCTTGATAGTGAAAACCGCACGCATTGGAAGCATCGATAAGATAGTTGAGGTGATGAAGTTGGATAATTTTCTCGACGTATTTACACTTGTCCGATTTGAAACTGAAAATACAAAAGTAATCATCAGAAAGACCAAACATGAGCGGAGGCAAATGTTCGCAAGCGTACAGTGTACCTTTGATGAAGAGAAATTTACCTGCGTAAAACGAGTTTGAAAAGTCTTCCGTACGCCGATTGACGTGAAACGTGACGCGAGCACCGTGATGCGTCAAATAAGCATTACGAATATTGTAGGGTACATCTTTTCTGAAGATGGAAATGGCGTTGTAAGGCGAACGGTCGCTAGAGATTTTATCGACCCAACAATTGATGGGAAATTTGTAAACGTGACCATAAGTGTTTTCTATGACGGTAAAAGTGGATTCAAACCAGCGAATATCCGGTATGGATGTTTTTATAAAATTTTGATAGTTTTTATAGACGTGCAATTTGTTGACGTTCAAAACGAGTTTGGCATTTTCCTTGACAACGGTCGTGTTTTTGAAAGGCGTCGATATTTGAAGATCGCTTTCCTTGTCGTAAATGACACTGCCGTACAAATGACAATAGCGTTCGAGCCCGACAATGAGATCGCTGGGTTTACGTATGGCCGCGCAGACGACACCGACGTCGTGTTGCGGCAAAATGAAACGATCGCGTTGGAGAGCGGGTTGAGTCAAATCGACCACCTGGTCGTACATGCAATCGCAAAATTGTTGAATGGCTTTTAAAATGGGATGCTGAGGTGCTTGACGAGCGATAATCTGATAGAGATGTAAACAGAAATATTGTATTTCTACAGTGAGCAGTTTAGAGCGAGTGTCTCTAGTTGTCTTGAAGAGTTCCGATATGGCTGGTGTTCGACTGAAATTGTGCGGCGCACACTGGAAATCGCCTCTCAAATGAGGATCGATACTGTGTCGCAAATCCATGGTGCAAAATCCAAAGTCGATCAACCTCGCTTCATATGCCATGTGAGGCAGATAAATGCCTCGTTTTTTATTGGCGTCGGCCAAAAGAAATGACGACGTCGATTTGGCCACCATCACGTTACGTAAATGAACATCAAAGTGTACCATTCCCAAATATTGCTTGATAATGTAAAAAGAATAGGTTAACTGGAAAAGAAATTGAATGACGTAGTCGACGGTGAGATGCGGTAAAAAAGTCATGACTTCATACGAGTAGCGTTCTATGAAGAGAACGTAATCTTTGTCGACAATGTTGGCACTGATGTAGTTGCAGAGAAAAGGACAGACTTTCATTTTGTTCAAATAGGAAATGAATGGGCAAAAATAAATTTCAGCCAAATCAAAGTCGAGCAACCAAACGCCTTCAAACAAAAGAGCCGATTGTTTGAAACCGTTATTGTTCATTTTGACGATGACATCAGCTTGTTTGCGGTCTACCACCTTGTGACCGTTGATTTCTAATTCGTAAATGGCTCCAAAGCCTCCCTTGGTGAGAGGAACTAGGCGATAGAGACCGCGTTTCCAAAAGTACTCAAAATCTTTATTAGTTAGACTGTTAATGGCTGTAGCGACATTATTAAAAAAAGAAGCAAACATTTTATCGAGAGAAAAGCAGTAAATAGTATTCATGATGCAACTCGTTTATTGAGAAAAAAAATTTTCATTCATCGTTCAAAAAAACCGTAACAAAAGCGGTAATATTGGTATTGCAGCGAGGGCAGATGCCGTACTGACAAGCGCAGGTGGCGCAGAGAAACGAACATCCGCACGGTAGGAGAACGGTGTCTGCAGTGTTGGGACATTCGTCGCAAAGAGTGGCGTCATTCACCGAGATTCGCGTACGTTGGTCGTGCAGAGGACAAAAAAGGGCGTGTTCATCGATAGAGTTGCAGACAAAGCAAACGTTTTCGTTGCACGAAGCGTGACGAAAAAAGCCTTTAGAAGCTAAATGCAAATAATTGGGATCTCTGTTATAAGAGATGAAGCGCAATTCAAATTTGGCCCACGCCGGATGATTCATCTGCATCGGATAGGCTAAAAAGTTAAAATTTTAAAATAATCAGCAGGTTGGCGACAGAGCGGACAGTGGTCGACATTTAGAGCACAATTGGGACAACAAACGACATGTTTGCAGGGAAAAAGAATGGTGGCGGCTTCGAAACAAACGACGCACGTCGAGCGAGACTTTTTACCTGGCACGTGTTGGTAAAAAATACAACTCGACGAATGAGAGTCAACGTTGCCACAGTAAATACATAATTTCTGGATCCAAATGTCTTTCACGGTGGCTTGCAACATGGCACCGAATGATTCCATCATAAACATTTCACCTACAATCTGCGTCGAAATTCCCGTCATGCCGCAGTTGCAGACTTTAAAAAAGATGGGCGTCGATTTATAGGGAAATATATAGAGACATTGCAATTGGGATTTGAGACATTTCAAGCAATTAAAAACTACGTAAGCAGAATGTGATTGATAGAAGCCACACGAGGCGGCGGACGAGTCGATGGTTTTCGCTCGATTGTCCACCGACATGAAATACTTGAAAAAAGGGGAACGAAATCGCGAAAACCCTACACACACACACATACACACAGATACACACAGATAAGTAAAAGTTCAACATAGCAGCAAAACAACAGTAAACTCACCCAAAGAATTTAAATAAGGACAGCAATCGCAAGATGTCAACGATGAAAACGTCGTCGTCGACATCATGGCTCCAGCCGAAAAAGGAGCTAAAGCAGTCGAAGCCATAAAAGCAGCTGGCGGAGTAGAAATGACTGGAGCAGGCATGGTTATGAGTATGGTAGCGAAAATGCGGACCATTTTATACGCAGTTGTGGATCGAAATCGTCATGACAATGCAAAAACCCAACAAAAATTGTCATGACAACGGGAAATAGCCACAGAAATTGTCATGACTACGGAAAATAGCCACAGAAATTGTCATGACTACGGAAAATAGCTACAGAAATTGTCATCACTACGGAAAATAGCCACAGAAATTGTCATGACAACAACGATAACGCGTAGCAAACGGCGAGGAAAACGTTGGAAACTTGAAGCAAAACGTTTACACTTTTTTGCTAAGGAAATGTTGCAAAACGTTTACACTTTTTGCTCTGGAAATGTTGCAAAACTTTACACTTTTTGCTCTGGAAATGTTGCAAAACTTTACACTTTTTGCTCTGGAAATGTTGCAAAACTTTACACTTTTTTGCACTTTTTTTTGCTCTGGAAATATTGCAAAACGTTTACACTTTTTGCTCTGGAAATGTTGCAAATCGTTTACACTTTTTGCTCTGGAAATGTTGCAAAACGTTTACACTTTTTTGCACTTTTTTCTCTGGAAATGTTGCAAAACGTTTACACTTTTTTGCTCTGGAAATGTTGCAAAACGTTTACACTTTTTGCTCTGAAATCCGGTGTGTCACACAAAGAAACAATGTTTTCACAAACTTTAGGAAATCCAGTGTGTCACACAAAGAAACAATGTTTTCACAAACTTTAGGAAATCCGGTGTGTCACACAAAGAAACAATGTTTTCACAAACTTTAGGAAATCCGGTACGTCAAACACACAAAACAGTGTTTTCCCAAAACTTTTCCTGTTTGTCACGTGATTTGTCAGGGAATACTCGAGCAAAATACGAAAAGCCGCACGGAAGTTGGAACAAGTGATTTTTTCCGTGGAATCCAAGAAAAACTTGTTCCCAAAACTTTTTCTGTTTGTCAAGGAATACTCAAGCAAAATACGAAAAGCCGCACTGACGTTGGAACAAGTGAATTTTTCCCAAAAATCCAAGAAAAACTTGTTCCCAAAACTTTTTCTGTTTGTCACGTGACCGTCAGGGAATACTCAAGCAAAATACGAAAAGCCGCTTTTACGTTGGAACAAGTGATTTTTTCCCTGAAATCCAAGAAAAACTTGTTCCCAAAACTTTTT